TCAAATTTTTTTATTTTGCATGACTTTTATACTTGCATAAAATAAGATTGCCAAAGCAATTCCCAATACAAACAATCTTAGGTAGTCTTTCATGACAAACCAATTTTTAATTATAATAAAGATAATCATCACCATTGAACCAATATTCATACCAGTTGCACCATTTAGTGTTGATGGATCTCTATATACCATATATGTAAATAGTAAAATTGACAATGCTGAAATTAATATTAGCATTGTATCTTTTTTATTATAATATTTTTGTACTTTATCTTCATGATCCTTAATACATTTATCATAACCATCATCTCTATTAATACCTTTGCATTTTTCATAGCTGCTCATATAGACCTCTTTGTATTCATCATCATGGATATAATCATATGCTTTTGACTGAAAATATGGATATATTACTGCAATAGGTGCAATTATGGCTGCGTTCATAATTATATATTTTTGAATGAGATATTAATTTTCTATGCAACATATAAATGTTTTCCTCTTCATTATATATTTTTTATACATCTCTAAAAATCTGTCTTTTGTGAACAAAGGTATTTGTTTTATCATAACTTCTTTAAAGTCATATGCAAATGATTTATCAACAATGCAAGAATAATAGTGATTAGAGAATTCTTCTAAAGTCTGGAAAGGTTTTTTATATTTTTCTATCAATGCTATTTTGTAATTTTCAAATTCATCATCAGTCATTTTTAACACTTTGACTGAATAATTATCAATAAATTCATCAATTCTATCTTGGATAAAAGAGATCTTATTATTTGACTGAACAAAGAATTGTAAATACATATTATTATAATATGTATCACCTTTGTTTATAGGCATTAATCTCACAATATATCCCAATTGTTGTTTTGTTCTTAATGAATCAAAAAATGGATTTTCTAAAATGTAATATGCAATCAATTGAAAAATCATATAATTCCACCATTCATCTTTCATTATATAACTAAACAAATAAATGCAATATCCAACAAATGAATCAGGTGTTGTCTTGTTTATATTTTTAACAACATTTATTTCACATGTGTCATACTTTATTAAATCATCTCTATCTGTGTCAGTCAATTTGTATTCGTTGTATTTTATTCCATCTGTTATTTTTTTTATAATAGAATTTGCATAATCCACTGTTACATTTCCTGAGACATATACTAATCTTTCTACTTTTGATAATAATTCATTTTGTATGTTAATACATCTATCAATTGTCAATTTATCTATTTGATCTTCAATGTCGATAGGCGTATAAGCATTTTTTAACAGCATTTTATCAATGTATGTAGGCATTCTCAAAAGTAATTCACATGTTTTAAATTCTTCTATCATATCTTTAATTTTTAATTTTGAACTCGTGAGAGCTTTTTCGGTGGGAATATGATTAAACATTTTAATTGCAAAATCAGCAAGTTCATTTAATTTATCATTAAATCCACTTATGTGAATTGTAAATTTATTTCTGTCATAACCACCCATGACATGATTGTCTGATGTGCTAATCAAATACATTTCTGCATTGTAATCATGCATTATCGCAGTGTGTAATAAATGCATTGCCGCAAACTTCTCTTCTGTCAGCATGTCATATGGAAAAGTAAAAGTCAACATTATTGTTGCCAAAGGCATTTTGAACGACGAGTTAAATATATAATATATGTTGTCTCCTAATTTTAATGGTGTGCTCATTGTTACATCGTTTATTAATTTATAATTTGTCGCAACATATTTGTTATAATCAGGTAACTGAAAAGTTATATTGTTATTATTTTTTGATCCAAATTTCTCAAATTGTTCAATCATATATCTTGTTTTATAATATTTATGTTTTTTCAATACTTTGTCATATTTGTCTTCATAATATTTTGAACACATTACTAAAGACAAATTTTCATTTGCCAAATCAATCAATACTTTTTCTAAATCATCAATAATATTTTCATATGATGTGAATTTTGTTGGAAATGATATTAATTCTCGTGGGTCAACATCTGTTAATAATTTAGAAGACATTGCTATTGAAAAATCAGAAATGTCTGGGACAGACCATAATTCAAAATTATTTTTGTACATCTGTACTCTTTCATCATATAATTTTTTGAATTCTTCTGTTCTACAAGACTGTTTCATCACTTTAACATATTCTATTATATTTTTAATAATATCTTTCCTATTTTTAAATCCCTCATCAGATAATTTAATATGTATTCTTACAACAGAATAATCATCAGATTGTTCATTAATTTCACCTAATATACTAAATATCCATCCATTATCTTTGTAAGCATCAAAAAAACTGTTTTTTCCTTCATGACTCAAAATATGTAATAAAACAAAGGAAATATCTTTATGATTTTTATAATCAACAGATGCAATATTAAACAGAAGTGATATTGTATTTATATTATTATCTGGAACACATCTTACTATTTTTTTGCTTTCTACAATTGGTCCATATTTATGAACCACAACAGTGTCATTTTTTGCAATTTTTCCAAAAGTATCAGCAATTATTTTTTTTAACTCATCTATTTTTATTGTGTTATTTATTCCTATCACTAAATTCATTAGTTGTGATGCATAATATTTTTTATGAAATTTTCTTAGTTCATCATATATATTTGGCAAATTGAGTGTTTCATATGTACCTGTGCTAAAATGTTTATAGGGATGGTTTTTTACATATATTTTCTTTTGTAATTCATACAATATTCTTTGGTCATTTGATAAATTTTTTGAATGTTCCGCATTTACTGCTTTCATTTCTCTGTTAACTGAATTTTGTTTTAATAATGGACTTATGAAAAACTGTGCCAATATATCCATTGCTTCAATAAGTTTATCCATTTTAATTGTAAAAAAATATGTTGTTTGTGTGTTTGCTGTAAATGCATTTGTCATTCCCCCATTTTTACTAATGTAATTCATAAAATATGATTCATCTGGATATTTTTCACTACCCATAAATAACATATGTTCTAAAAAATGTGCTAATCCATTAACTTTTTCCTGTGCTGATCCGACGCCAACAGTTAATACACAAGACCCGTCGAGCATTTTGTCATCACTTATTAACAATACTTTTAACATGTTGTCTAACACATAATATTCATAATTCCGATTGTCATTTGATGATTTTTCTAATGACATACTTATAAAAAATAATAATAAAATAAAAATCGGTTAAATAATCATGTGTGAAAAATTGTAGTAAGGCTTTTTAGATATCATCTTAAATAAAAAAATTGTAAAATATCCCTAGCGGGAATTTTATCATTTTTTTATTTATAACTTTAGCTTTCGCTAAAGTTATAAATAAAAAAATTGATCTTAAAATGGTTTAAACAACTATATTTTCATACAACTATATCAAATGCAAAAACCTGTTTTCAAAGATGATGAACCTGTGCATCTGTTTATACAGAAGATGCAGATATATGAATATAGTTTAAAAAAAGACAGAATTGAACTAATTAAAAAATTCATTAATGAATGGACAAAAGGCAAATTTGATGCATTGTTAAGAGTAAATTATGTATGGGAAAATAAATTGCCTTCTCCAAGAGAAAATTCAAAATTAGTCAAAAAATATTATGACGAAATAACAGAAGAATTTAAAATTAATTATGACTTTAATGCTAAATCAAAAAAGAAAACAGCAGAAACAAAAAGTGATAGCGGAAGTGAAAGTGAAGATGAACCAATGATTCCAGACAAAATTACAACTACACAAATGATTAAATTCTTGTCTACAATGTTAAAAAGCATTGGTTACAATATTAAAAAAATAACTCATGAAAAAGGAAATTGGTATAAGATTGTTAATTACAAATCTTATTAAAATACATTCCAACATATCTGATTTGGCAGTATTGGCTGACATTTCCAATTAAACAAGTAGAAATACACATGCGCATTTCCCCTCATGAATTTTAGAGATCCATAAATTTTATCATAATCATCAATATCAAATTCAGGAGCACATATTGCATTCCCAATGTCCATCATATCAAGAAGATTAAACACATCACTGTTGTTTTCTGATGATTTTATTATTAATTCTTTTAACATTGCCTCTGTCAAAATGTTTTGTGATGTTGATAATAACAAATATGATGTTTTTATATTGTCTTCCACAGTGACAAGTTTTTCATCTTCTGTTATTTCTTTTTTGTATATATAGTCTAAATTATAAAATGAGCCAAAATCAACAATTTGTCCATCAATTTTATAAACATATGTCTTTGAAAAATCACTAAATAAATAATGTTGTAGTTGTTCTTTTGTATATTCTGCTGTAATTGTAAATTGTTTTAAATTTTCTAGATATATGTCATATATTTTGTCAATATCTTCTAATGTTGCATCTTCCAAGTAACTTTTTTCCTTTACACTAAAATAATCTATTTTTTTGTCAACGTCTACAAAAGTTTTATTTATAAATTCTGCATCATTTAACTTTTCAAAATTAATAGGTCTGTGATAATATTTTAATTTTGTTATTGGTGAAGGAACTTTTCTTTCTGTCGTAAAACACCCATTTGAAACACCATTATGACATGCTATACGAACAGCTTCATCAATTAATACACTTGCCATATTTTTGCTTCTTAACTTAACATCAGTGCATAAATAAGTTGCTTCTGCCATTTTTACTTTTTTATTATATATTATTACATTTTTATAGTTGACTCCGATACATCCACAAATATCATCTTCTTTTTTTAATGTTAATATAAAACCATCATACAAACTCCATCTTAAAAATTCACTTGTATAATTCAATCTGAATTTTTCTGTTTTGTCAACCAAATAATTATTTTTTAGGAATTCAGTCACATCATTTAAATCACTATTTAAATCCCATCTGAAACCCAATGGTAATTTAAGAGGGGTATCTTGACTGTATATTTCTCTTTTAGACAAATCTTCTATTTCTTCAGACTGTCTAATGTATTCTTTAAAATCAACAACAGGTTTGTTTTTCCAAAATTTATGATTTGCTTTATAAAACTTTTCATTCGGATCATGTTTTTCTTCTTTAACATCATTCTTTTTTTCAACAACATCTGTATCTTTTTTAGGTTCAGATTTTAAAGTTTTTTTAATCTTTGGAATTTTTCTAGGCATAATTATTATAATGATATTTGTTTATACAATTTAACGAAATAACTAATAATTTGATGATACTCTTTCCTCATCCAAAAATTCACATCTTGGTTCTTTAGTGATGTCATCAAATACTAATTTGAATGTTCTTAGTTTTGAACCAATCAAATTCAATCTTACAAAACCATCAGTGTAAAAACAAATTCTATATGCTTGACAACCATTCATTAATTTTGAACGGAATATGACCATATTTGAAGTCATATTTCCATTCATAATAATGGTGTCATAGCACGCTTCATCTAGTGTTACATCAGCATTATTTGAAGTTCCAAAAAAAGAAAAATATGGTTCATCATCTTCATCAGGATCTGAATACTCAATCTCATAATATTTATCTTCTGGGAAATAAACATTGTTTCTTATGATATCCTGATTTTCTGGATCAATTTCATCATCTGACATTTCTTCATCATTTGTTTCCTTCGTAAATTCCTCTATTGCCTTTGATTTTAACTTTATCGAGTTTGATATATTTACAATCTTTCTGTATTTTATTTCTTGTGCTTCATCACATGCATCCTTTTTGACATTTATAAATGTCAAATTTTCATTGTCAACATATGTCAAAAATAGAGAGTCATTGTATTTTAAATACATATTCCCATTAATGTCATTTGATAGATCAAGTTTTACACCTCCACAATTGATATTCATATTTATTATTACTTATGTGATAATAAATGTGATATTTGCAATTGATTTTTCAATTTTTTATTTTCATTTATGTGTCGCAAGACACATAAATGAAAATAAAAAATTATAAAAACACGCTTGTCTTGTTTTTTATTGATGCTTGCCATCAATAAGAAATACGACATAGTGTTTTTTCAATTTTTTATTTATAATTTTGTCAACATGCTAAACTAATTAAAATATCCTTTACCTTTTGTTCTAGATCTTCAATTGTTCCATCATTTAAAATGTCATTATTGACAACTAAATCATCAATATGTGTTTCCGAAACATGAGTGTCTCCTGATTTTATTGATGGTCTTGTAACTCTAACAACATATCCTCCTTTCTTTAAAATCATATCAACTTCATTTTGAAATCTCACATCAGTAATAACAATTTTATCAAAGCCAGATGACTCAATATGTTTCTCTGCTGATTTAATCCATATGTCCTTACCTAAATCAGGAACAACAAATCCTAATTGATCCCTGAACAAGTCTGTACCAACATACTGTAAAATATGTCTTGGAGTTACATTCCAAAATGGATCTGTTTTTTCTTTTTCATCGCCATATAACTGTTCATCAGTAAAACCAAAAATACATCTGCATGCTTCTTTTAATGGATCTGCAAATGCAATTCTTTTATAGCCATATTTATTTAAAATTTTGCCAACTGTATCTTTGCCATGTCCTTTTTTGCCAGTAATGCCAATTACAAAAACCATTTTTAATTATATTGAATTTCTCTTATGTTGCATTCTTTAAATTTTTCAATTTTTATTTATATGAGTATTTTTAAAGAAAATACTCATATAAATAAAAATGATGGAATAACGATCGAGTGATTCCACAATTTTTTATTTATGTTCATTTACTTTTAATTATATTATTTGTCTGTATTAAAAAGTTTAGAAGTTGAATATATTCATTTCCATTTGTCAATAATTTTACTTCCGTTTTTCCCAATTGTATTGTTATTAAACTTTTTTTTATTTCGCTCAATTTAGAGTCCTTTATTTTTACTCTTAGCTTTTCTAACAAACCAGCAATTGGATATGCATGTCTAATTATATCCATTGTCAGACTGTGAATTCCTTGAATATTTTCCTTTGTACATTTGTCCCATATATCATCGATATCTTTATCTTCAATATCTCCACTGATGTAATTTATATGTTTTGCTGTTATTTCTTTCTTTTTATTATTCATATAACTGGCATATTGCAACAACATAATAGCTCTTCTGGCATCTCCTTCGCATGTTTTTACAATTGCATTAATAGCATCATCTGTAATCAATACATGTTCTTTTTTTGCAATATCTGCCAATTTCGGGGCAAGAAAATCTTTTGTTAATGGTTTAAATCTCAATTTAATACATCTTGATGCAATTGGTTCACTGATCTTATCGATATAATTACATATAAAACAAAAGCGAGTTATATGTGAATATGTTTCAATGACTTGTCGCATTGCCATTTGACATTCCTCTGTCATGAGATCACTTTCATCGAGAATAACTAATTTGTATGGTGGACTGGGAAATTTAGGATCGCTGTTACCAACACATGTTTTTGAAAATGTAATGATCTTTTCTCTTACAACATTAATACCTCTGTCATCTGAAGCATTCAATTCGATCACTCTTTCGTCAATAAACTTTGCCCCATACAACTCATATGCAAGTGCTAATACCGTTGACGTTTTTCCAGATCCAGGGGATCCATACAATAGAAGATGTGGTAGATTATTTGATTTCATTGACTCTTTTAAAATCTTGACGACTTCTGTTTGTTCTATAATTTGGTTTAATCTTCTTGGTCTATATTTATCAACCCATGGTACTGTATCTAAATCCATAATAATTGTTTAATTACTATTTATTTAAATGTTATATAATTGAAATTTCAAATTTTATTCAACAATTGTAATTTTGTGTTTCTTAAAGAATTTTTCAAATTTAATTCTGTTTTCATTTATATGTCCATCTTGTATATAATATGTATAATAATGGTCATCGAAATAATGATAATATCCATTAACTTTAATAACAAAATTATTTTTGGGTTGTCCAACCAATACATCTGTTAATGTAAATTCAAAATATACTTTATCACTATCACACATTACATAATATTTTTGATGACTAGTTTTTCGTAATCCTATTTCCAAATCAAATGATATATTTAATTTATAAATTCCACAATTATTGAAATTGTCTATATGACGATATTTCTTTTTTGTAATATGATGCTCATCAATTTTAAAATTAGTTATCAAATTACCTGTTTTATTACACAATGTTAAAAATTTATAAACTTCTGTAAGAGATACATTTTTAATAATATCAACATGTGAATCACGTAAATCATGGCAAACTTTTTCGAAATTACATTTGTTTATAAAATTATCATTGATATCTTGTAAATTGACTGTTTTCAAATAAGCAAAAATACAATTTATATATGTAATTGGCTTCATTGAAACATTTTTACTGTTACTGACACAAATATGTGATCCAAAGTATTTCAACATTTCTGATGGTAAACATTTGTAGTATTCATTTAGATTTTGTATTTTAGCATACATTGCAATATCATCAATTAATATTTTATACAATTGTTTTGTTTCGTGCAATTTAATAATAAATTTATAATAGTTACAAATATTTGCCAAATTAGCAAACAAATATGTTTGATCACTAGTTATATTGTCGAAATTTGTCGTTTCAAAATTAAGATCTGTCACATGCGACAATAAATTTTTATAGTCAATATTTAATTTTAGTTCCAATAATTTTACAAAATCTGCAAGACTAAAATAATGACCATTTTTTCGATTGTAATAATATCCTAAAATTTTTTTACGTTCAAAACAACTGGGAGACATTTTTGGAATAAAATTAAATTTTTGATTGAAATACAAAATAGCATATACATAATCATTTAACTCAATGATTGTTGGTATGTCATAATTTAATTTGTAATCAAAAGAATCTTTTGTTTCAGCTATTGTTTTGAGTTGTTCATAATTTAAATTTTTACAATTTACATATTTATTCATTAATGCCTTTTCACATATATTTTTAAATATCCATTGTGCTTTTTGTGGAATCAATTGATATTCCACCTGTGTTGGACATAGGCAATCCATTTTTGATATTTCCATTATGATATGATAAACTTAAAATTGAAATTTCAAATTTTATTTACTTAGGAATATAAAAAAAGTATAAATATATGAATGTTGTAAATGTTAAAAAGAGTTGTCTAAAAGAACAAGGGTATGATTCTTTTAAAGAATGGCAAAAAAAGAAAAATAATTTGTACATAGGAAGGGCATGCGTATATGTGGGGGCAACAGCATCAAAATGGCAAAATCCATTTCCATTAAGCAAATACACATTGGATGAATCATTAAAACTATATGAAAAACATGTTAAAGAAAGTGGATTGATAGATGATATAAATGAATTAAAAGGGAAAACGTTAGGCTGTTGGAGGCAAATGCATATATTGTTAAATAACAATATATGCATTTTACCATTCATATTCCAAAAAATATATTTTTGGAATATGATGTAAACCAAACAAGTGCCACGGTGATGTATTACTGAAATTATTAAAAGATAATTGTTAATCAATTGCAACAAATCCCTTTCCCTTAAGAAAAGTTTTGACATTTCCCATAGTATTATTTTCAATATTGTTAACATATTTCCAATGGCTAATGGTGTTATTAACTTTTCCTTCTAAAACATTATCTAATGTAAATTTAAAAATCATATATACATTGTAAAAATCAACTTCGTATGTTGTTTTATTATAATCACTCATAACCACAAATAGTCTTAGATCAAAATCAATATTGAGTTTATATATAGCAACATTGTTCCCTTTAACAAAATGAAATTTTTTTCTAGAATAATTGACTATTTCTAGAAGAATATTATTTAAACAAGTCTTTAATAAAGTATAATCAACAACATACAATACTACTGCTGGCAATGTGTAACGTAAATCAACAGTCCATTTATTATGAAAATATCTAAATTCACCAAAAATGCCATATGCAATATTTTTATGTTGTGTTTTTTTATATCCATATAATTTGTCTTAAAAAAGTCACGAATACTAAAAATATTATTTACATCGTCACAATTTTCGTCATTGAATTGAGAAAGATATCTAATTATGGAATATATATATGTATTGATATTTGGAAAATATTTGTAATTATTATCTAATATTTTTTTAATAACAACTAATGGCAGATCATTAATATTTTTTATATTCATCTTTTTTACAATCATGTTATTTATATTTTTGTCATCGAATCTCATAATTTTATCTGTGCCATTTTCGCTTTTTAATATTTTAAAAAATACGGCAAGTGAGTTTGTATGGAAGATTGTAGATAACAGATGATAAACCTCATCGTTTGTTAAATTATCATATTTGATGTTATCATAATCTAATGTTGTACAATGAGTTAACAAAGCCATTAGATTGACATTAACATTCATTCTGACAATAGTCAAAAAATCAGACAAAGGAAAATTATATCTATGTTTTTTTAGACATCCAATAAAATTTTTTTGGACATAACATGGTGGATAAATATTTGGAATGAAATTGAACAATTGATTAAAATATAAAATAGCATATATATAATCATTAAGATCAAGAAGTGTTGGCAAATTTATATTTAGCTTGTATTCAAAACTGTCTTTTTTGCTATATATTTCTATTAATTGTTTATAATTTGCGATATCTCCATATTTTCTCTTGATGGTATTTTTGCATAATTCAGTAAATATATCAATTGCTTTCTGTGGAATTATTTGATAATCCACCTGTGTTGGACACAAACACTCCATTTTTAAAATTGCTATAGAGAATAGAATAAGTAATAATAGATAGAAGTATGGAGATCTGGATATTTATACTTTCAATTTTTTTATTTATAATTCGGTCTAAAGACCGAATTATAAATAAAAAAATGATAAAATTACGAATAGTAATTTTACAATTTTTAATCATATGTGTTTTCTATAGAAAATGCATATGATTAAAAAGACTGAAAATGCGACAAGCATTTTTCACAATTTTTTTATTTATGTTCAGCCTGCCAAAATGATAAAATTACGAATAGTAATTATCTATTTGTTAATGTAAATCTTGTTTATTAAAAAGTACTGATAATCCATGTTTCGAAAATATGTTAGATAGATAATTTGTATTGATCTTAGTAAAGTTTTTTAATGAAAAATTGACAATTATTGTTTTGGGTGGATTTCCTGTCATTGTCGTTTCACATGTAAAGTGGCATATAAATCTAATACTATTTGATTTATATAAAATCCTTGGATAATTAAATTCATATGTAGAATATTTGCTTTCTCTTAGACGTAATATTACATCTATATCTAGTATAACAAATAGTTTATATATGGCAATATTTTTTTTACTGACATAATGAAATTTTTTATTTGTATAATCAATTAGTTGTGCAAAAGTTCGGTGATCAATAAAAATTGTGCTGTCGTTATCGCCTTTTTCATTAATAAAAAATATATTATTTGAATGTCTATACGTAGAAAATAGGTTGCTTATAATCTGCAATTGTTGAAATGTTGATTTGAATCGCAATGGACATTTATATATGTAAATATCTTTAGTACTCTTTGTATGGTGTGCAAATGTAGATTTATTTAAATTCAATGTTTCCCACATTTTTTCGACATATTCATTTGGAAGCATGTATATTTTTTCTAGATGATTTAAATGAAGTAATGGATCATTAATGTGTGGATAATTTATGACTTTTTGTAATCCATTTTCCATTTTGATTATTTTATTGATTGCATCTGTCACATCTACATGTTTGCCTATCATTAAAATCATTCCAATTTGTCGAATTGTTAAATTGTCACAATTGATTTTATCAATATCTAAAAATGTACAATGTGATACCAAATTTTGAATATCAACAGATATATTCAATCTAATCACTTCGAGTGCTTCACTTAGAAGAAAATTATGAGAATATATTGTTTTAAACCATTTTTTCCTTTTTTGAAGATAATATGGTGGAGAAATTGATGGTATCCAACCAAATATTTGATTGAAATATAATAATGCATATACATAATCATTTAATCCAATCATCAATGGCAAATCAAGTTTTAATTTATATTCGAAACTATTTTTTTTATTATATACATCTATTAATTGTTCATAATTGATGATATTACTGTATTTTTTTTTAATTGCTTTATTACATATTTTTTCGAATATTGTAATAGCATTTTGTGGAATAAGTGTATAATCCACTTCTGTCGAACATATACAAGCCATTTTTTACAATATATTATGGTATATCACATATATTTTTAAACTTTCATTTTTTTAACCTTTTTTGTGTGAACAGACCCAACCTCTTCCCCCTTTGTGACATTTTTAATTTCAGTATATATCATTTTTACTGTATTCATTTTTGCAAATTTACTGTTCTCTTTACACACACATGCACAATAATATATTATTTTCTTATCAATATTACACATTTTTTTGCCTTGAGTTTTTAACACAACATGTGGTGATGGATTGTCTTCCAAATGAAACCATATGTCGTTCTGTTCACTATCACTTATTATATCCCAATTTTCCTGTGCATTTTGTCCACAAAATATTTCATATGTTGTTTCAGTTTGTTCAATTGTATATTTTTTCATTTTTCTATAAATAGAAGTTTTAATTCGTTTTTAAGTCATCTAAATATTGTTTTTTTGAAATATATAGATGGACAATTCCGATTTAAAAATAAGCGACTTCGAAGATATAAATGTAGAAGACTTAACCAGAATGTCACAACGTGTCAATGAAGAAGTCGTTCTAAAAGACAAATTTGAAGAAAATCCTAAACAACAAGTCAATCAATCGCAAAATCAAATTTTACAGCCCAAAAAAGTGTCTTTTAAAGATACGAATGCAAGAGTCAACGATGAATCCAAAAAAGAAATAAAAGTAGAACAAAGAGAAGTTAAAAAAATACAACCACCACCAAAACCTGTTGAGACAAAAGAGAACAAAGAAAATGAAGAAAGCAAAGAAAGTAAAGAAAGTAAAGAAGTCGATGTTGCAAAAAAGTCAACTGCAGTATCAATGATAACTTTGTTTGGCATGTCTGTTCCTAAATCGACATTGATACTTGCTGTTGTATTACTACTCATATGTTTAGCAGTATGGTGGCATAAGAATAATTCAAATAAGAAGAAAAAAAACAAAACTAAAAAAACTGAAGAAGATGAATAATATTTGTTTTATATGTCTTATATAAAACAAAATTTAATTTTTAAATTTTTCTTCTTCTATAGGCTTTCAAATCACTATCACTTGAGTCAGATTCTGAACTTGTTTCAAATCCTTTTCCAATATCTTCATCGTCGTCATCCTTTGACACAATTTTTTCATATTCACTGAATGTTAACATTTTTGTGGGTTTTTTAATTTTCGGCATTGGTTCATCATCTTTACTCAATAATTTCCATAGTTTCTTTTTGTCTGCATCGTTAAAATCTGGAATTGGTTCAACAATGAATTTTATTATTAAATGTCCCTTCTTTGCTGTATTTTGTTTGTATGGCATCCCTTCATTTTCAATTATATATACCTCTCCATTTTTAATTTGTTTGTTCATTGAAACAACTAATTCTCTGTCATCTAAATGTGTCAAATTTTTTGTAAATCCAAATACTGATTCAGCAAATGTTATTCTCATTTCATATGACAAATCATATTTTCTTAATTTATCAAAATGTCTGAACCATTGTCCTCTTTTAAAATCTGAATGGGGTTTTTCAGTTATTAAAATAACAACATCTGTCCTATTTCTTCCCTTTCTTTCTTCTACAGGAATTTCGTGACCTTCTTCCTGTATAGTTATTTTGTCATAATTAGATGTACCCTTCGGTATTGTGACATTTACATTAATATGTTCTAATATTCCTTTTTTCCCTTTGCAAGATGGACACTTAGGCGCATTCTCATCTATACCTATGCCATAACAATGTACGCATGGGTGTTTTATTATCCCAAAAGGTGTCACAATTGGTTCTATACCACTTCCTCTGCACTTTTTACATTTGCCTTTTGTGGGATCTTTTAATCCAGTTGCATTACATTTTTTACACATGCAATATCGGTCAACATTAACTTTTTTTGTTGCACCATTATACATTTCTTCTAAAGAAACCTCTAGACCCATTTCTAGATCAGGTGTCTCCTCATTCAGTATTTCATTTGCCCCATTTACAATATTTATTCCATTCATCAAGTCATACATATTAAATTCATTGTCATCACTATCATTTTCATCATCATTGTTTTTTTTATCATATATTTTTCTTTTTTGGGGATCTGATAATATTTCATATGCCTTACATACATTTTTAAATTGTTTTTCTGCTTCTACTTTATTTTTTAAATTTTTGTCTGGATGCCATTTTTTGGCCATTTCATTATATGCTTTTTTTATTTCTGCAGAAGTTGCATCTTTTTTAACACCCAAAATTTCATAATAATCACTCATATATATAAATTCAATATATAAGATTAAAAAGACGTGTTTACGCAAATAAATAAATTATACGACTCTGTCATCACTGATATTTTTAATAATATTTAAAATAAATGGTTTATCAAAATTACATCTTGTCAAAAATAATTTTAATCTTTCAATATCTGGTTCTTTTTTGGTGTCTAAATATGTTTGAATATCAACAGCATCAAATTCTGGTGTTGCATTGCTATATAGTTGGTATATGTCATCAATTTTCATTGGAAGTGATCGTTGGTAATTCAATTTATATTCAGTATCATCAATTGTTATTTTGTTTTTGTTTTCCCTTATTTTTTCAAACATTTCATTTGTATCCATATTACAATTGATGTAAAATTTAAACAATACATTTTTGGAAATACCTTTGATGCCAGCACAATAATCTGTGCCCATGATAATCATGAATTTTAAATATTTTTCATAAGTCAAAACATTTCCTGATAAATATTTTAGATAGGTGAATGTATCATTTTTTGTTATTGACTTTATGGTGTTTGTTTCAAAATCAATACCAGAAAATATACATTCACCGCCAAACATTAATATATCGCTGTCTTCTGTATACACGCCACAAATATCATTATTAACACCAGAAAGCATCGCGCAATCAGCATCTGCTTCTCCAAATGCAGACATGTGTGCAACTCCCATTAAATCAAGTGCATGCTTGCATTCATTATACATGTCTGATGTTATTTTCAAACTCTTTTTATAATGTTTAATATAATCTTCACCTTCCACTTCTTCTAATTTTTCTTTTGATGTCGTAATTCTGTCATTTCTTTTGGTTATTATTTTTGTCTTCATATCACTAACATTTATCCCATCAAATACCCAAAATGGTTTGATGTTTCTTTGCATCAACATATGTGAAAAATATACAACTGTAAATACATGATTACTTAATTTTGCATCTGCTTGCCTTTTGTTGTTGATTGCCTGCATTTTTCTAATTCCAATCCCATATTTGTAAATTACAAAATTCCCATCAATGATCAGCCATTTTCCATTCAAACTGTCTAACCCAACAGTTTTTTGCAAATGTTGAAACATGGAATAAAAACCTTGGATCCCCATTTCAACAAACTACCTATTAAAACTACCTATTAACTACCTAACAAACGCTAAAAGACAAAAGTATTAGAATAATATACTTTTATCTTAAGAGATATATAGAAAATAAGATATTCAATTTTTATTCAATGTATATTTTCAAAGAAAATATACATTGAATAAAAATGATAAAAATCCGCATAGGATTTTTACAATTTTTTTATTTATGACATTGCATTCCACCAAATTATAAATAAAAAAATTGATTTTCCAATATATTAAATTCATTATTCTAATACATATAACTCAATATGTCAAAATGATGCTATCAAAATTATTTGAATCTGACAACAAACTGAAGCCAGAGGATGATGATGGAAATATAGAATATAAATTAAGATTAGACAGCAAAGATGGAACAGGGCACAAGAAGTTAGTTTCTCAAATGAAATGGCGATTGAATCAGGGGAAAGAATATACTGATAAATATGAAGCACACTATGTTCTTGGTGTTTTTGATGATGGAACAATGGGATGCCTGACAGAGGCCGATCTAAAGGAAACAAAATTAGTTTTTGATAAAATTGTTGAAAGTGCTGGATGTATTATTTTTAATGAACGTTATCATACTTATGATACTTCAAATATTTATTATGCCCATGTAAAGAAAAAACCCATTGACAAAAAAATGAAAGAGATATATGTGTTGTTCCTTGGACAATGGTCATCTGGCAAAACAACTTTAATCAGTAATTTATCATACAGCACAACAGATAATGGAGAGGGAAGAGCACGGAATTTAATTTTTAGACATGAACATGAAAAAATCTCTGGACACACATCCTATTTAAAAAAAGAAATTATTGGTATTAATGATGGACATGTTGTTAACTATGGTCAAGGAATGGGAATGAATTGGGAAGATGTTGCAAAAACGTCTGATGTGATTATAAATATTTTTGACACCCCAGGAAATATAAAATATATCAAAACTACATTATATGGTCTTTCTGCAACTAATCCAGATCATATATTTGTTGTCATAGATGCATCATATATTGGAAAAGATTATGAACTGACTAAATTTTATATTACATATGCAAAAATATTAAATATACCATACACAGTACTGTTATCAAAAAAGGACACAATCGAAGATGAACTTATTGAAGAAATCATAAACGAAGTTAAAAAAATATATGAGATTACACAAGTTGTTGTGTTTTCAAATATAACAGATGAAGGAATTGATGATATTTTTGAATTACTGAAGAATGTTAAAAAAAGAGAACTTGAAAGTAAACCATATAACATGTTTACCATATTAGAAACCTTTGACATAACAGACACTGGTGTTGTTGTGACAGGAATTATGAATTCAGGAACATTAGAAATGAATGATCACATGAGACTGATCGGCAATTCAAAATCAAAAGATGTTATTGTAAAATCAATTCATAAAAAAGAGATATCTTCAGAAAAAATTTATGCTGGTGAAAGTGGTGCATTACATTTATCATCAATGACTTCTAACAACAAAATACCCATAAATAAAAATTGTATTATTGTGTCAGAAGAGTGTAAAATAATACCATGTCAAAAATTTAAAATTATTGTCAATGAATTATATTTTCCAAAAGTGTCATTGTCTCATAAAAAATATTATATATTTTCAAAAAATAATACATTCAATGCTTTAATTAAAGAAATTGATATTGACACAAAAACAATAATAATAATTACTCAGAAGAACATATCTATTGAAGACAACAGTACATGTATCTTAAGAAATGATTATAATGAATTGTACTTAGGTATAATTAGTTCTTTGGTTTGACAAATTTTTCTAATTTATCTAGGCGATTTTCTAGATCAGTATGTGTTAACATCATGAATCTTCCTAATTTATTTGTTTTTGCATTTTTGACTTTTAGATCAGAATGAATTTTTCTAATACTATCATAAAACTCTTTTTCTATACTTGTTTTTACAATATATTTCTTTTCTGCAATTGCAAGAACCTGTTTTATTAATTTAATGTACCCATTAAACACATTTGTTGCTTCATCTGTTCCCCATTTTTCATTAAAAATTAAGTCCTTCAATTGATTCAAACATGAACTTATTGCATATTGTCCAATTATGTTTCTATTAAACAATAGTCCAATAAAGTTCATAAATCCCTTAAAATTATCAACACGATATTGATTATTTTTGTCTAAGAGTTTGACGGGATTGATAAAATCATCAAAATATTTTCTGCATATTCTCATTATTACATTTGACAATGTAATTTGTTCTCCCTTTTCATTTTTAATAAACAGTCCCTTGAATTCTGTTACAATATCTGCATATATTTCCGATAAGGTGTATGCATCATTTGTATCCATATCTTTTACTGCCATTGTGTCATTCATTGCCCTATTTAATAATTCCAATGACAATGTTTCAAAATGTTCCAGTTTAGAATAATGTAGTCTTTTTAATGTTTCAATGCTTTGTTCATAAGTTTTGACGCTGATCTTATTTAGACATTCCACAAGAATATTTTTAAATACAATATCATTGGGATTCTTTCCATTTAAAAAAGTTGTAATTATTGTATTTGTTTGTTTTAACAAAGACTCTCTTACAATCACATCACCGCCAAACTTTTCACAAAATGATGTTAGGTTTGAATGTAATACATTATTGACATCCTGATATTTCATGAAATCGTCTAACGTATAGCTTATACAAATCCGTTCAGACATTTAATAATAAAATATAATATGATGTACTTAAGTATGTAATTTTTTTTTCAACTTTTTTTATTTATAATTTGGTCGAAGAGACCAAATTATAAATAAAAAAATTGAAAATCTACATTCTTTGTAATGTCCATTGAAAAAGCTATCTATCATCGCTTTTACGTCTGATGATGTAAATTTTCTCCCCTTTCCCTTGCCCGTTCACCATCTGATCTGCCACAATGGATTCAACATGCTACACCGACTTCATGTGTCTCGGCAATGATGGCACCTTTGTCGAAAATATTCATGGTGTTACCATCAAGCACGAAGACGCCTGCTTCTTCATCACCATCCGCAGCATTTTGTCGATAATCTACAACAGAGCTGGAAGTGGTCGACGCATCCCGTCAATCGCCTTTCTCACAGAGTACTTCAAGTTGGAAGAGGCAAAGCACAAGGTGAGTTTCTTCAGCCCTCATGGCGGCGTCAACCCAATCATCAGCATGCTGCACAAGGACATATTGGTCGATGAGTTTGCAAAAACTCATCATTTCCAAATGATTGTCTACTCGTTTGACAATCACTGCATCAGGATCCCCATATTGATTGAGAAGTTTGGTTCTGATGGACCTTGCTTTGAAGTTGCCATGGTTGGTTCTCACTACGAGTTAATCATTTCTCAGAATGAAAGAGCGTCTGACAAAACACTTTGGGAACTACAAACTGGAACCAGAGAGTCTGTCAATATTGCTAATCATCATGGCTGTATGAGCGGCGACAAATGTATGTCTCTAAGACGGCCGGAACCCCCGCGCACCATGTTCGCTGTCCCCTGCACCCCACCCAATGACGGCGCAAGCGAAAGCAAATCTGACATGTGTGAACCAATGCCAATGCTGGCATTTGACTTCGATAAAAGTCACGTGTCTGACATGTTCAGTGATTGGACAGAGCCGCCGAAGACAGTCACACTCAATGATGATGAAGTGCAAAGAATTGCGCTTCGTCTTTCCGAACTTGACGCCAAAGTCAAGGAGATTTCCAATAATATTCGCGTGTCAGAAGAGACTTTGACGACTGCACAACTGATGCTTCATGAAGAACTCATCAAGCGTCCTTCCATCAAGGAAGAAGACAAGCAGTACGAGTCGGTCATTGCCGAAAGCAAGCTTAATGATATCATTGAGCGTTCAAGTCGAACAATTGATGATCTGTGCCGTGAGAAAGAAATGTGCGACAGTGAACTCGCAGAGCTTACCAAGCTTGCCAAATTAGTCCAAACGGACTGATCGTGTATATTTTAGTTAAAATTTATTTATAAATTTTGACTAAAATATGTTTTCTACAATCATATTTACATGTTATGTTTAAAAACATATTGTTCACATTTTATGCGATCATATTTACATGTTTATGTTTAAAAACAGATAAATATGTTTGCATCTATGCGATCATATTTACCTTTATGGAAGGATGTGCATCATAATCCACTAATTCAATATCATCCCATTCAAAACTTGTTATGTCATCAGTCTGTTTTTTTATATTTAACCTTGGTAATTTTTTAGGTCGTCTCGTCATATGTTCATTATATGCATTGATATGTGTTTCTTCATCATAAATATGTGTATCTCCAATATAAATTTTTAACTTACCTTCAACTAATCTTAATCCAGCATAAGTCTTATCATTATTAATACAATGACATATCATTGACATTAACAATCCATAACTACTGATATTAAATGGAAGACCACAAATTGTATCACATGATCTTTGATACATAATACAATCAAGATATCTTTTATTATTTTCATCACGACAAAAGAATTGAACAACAATACCGTGACATGGATACAACACACATTTTTTTACTGAATATGGGTCATAAGTCGTCATAATAATTCTTCGACTATATGGGTCATTTTTAATGGTGTTCATTGCATATTCAAGTTGATTTACACCTCCTGTATATTTAGTTTTTGAATCAATGTATTTTTCACCAAAATGTGTCCAATTAAATCCATACATAGGTCCCATCGTTCCTACTTCATAATCACATAGTCCAATTTTATCTAAAAATTCTCTTGTGGTATTACTGTCCCATATATGTACTTTTTTACTTGCCAATATTTTAGAATCTGTTTGGCCTCTTAAGAAAAACATGAGTTCTTCAAACACTAATCTTAATGCAACTCTTTTTGTTGTCAATATTGGAAAACCATCTTCAAAATTATATTCAATTGATCTTCCAAAAACTGTATATGTATTGGAGTTTCTTGTGTTTCTCTTAACACCATTTTTAATAATATCATCTATTAAATTAATGTATTGATACTCTGGATGTTTTTTAACAGTATATTTTGAAATTGTTACATCATCGCACTTTGTTTGCCAAACTATTTTATCACAATACTTTTTAATATTATCACAAAATATATTACAATCATAATCCTTATCAAACTCGCTAAGGTAAATATATTCTAATTCAGGATGATCTAAACAACTATTTATTAACTCAGCCCCTCCAATAACAAAAATTTTTTCAATTGACGGGTCTTTTTTGAAATGTTCATATGTGTCTTCAAAATTATTATATGATGATACATCTTTATTTCTTGATAATACAACATTTATTCTATTAGGCAATTCTTTTTGTAATGAATCATAAGTCTTTCTTCCCATGATAATCACATTTGTCTTATTTGGAATTTCTGTTGAACATGTTGTATTCTTGAAATGTTTAAGGTCTGTTGATGATTTAAATGGAATTGTATATTTAAGTCCATCAAAATGTCCAATTCCTCCCTTTGCATCAATTGCCAAAACAATGCTAAAGTGTTTAATCATGTTTAACTGTCTAAAACTCATATCTAATATAATTAATATTACATTAAATATGTTGGATTTATATTTTCAATTTTTTTATTTTAAATTTCTTCTTAAGAAGAAATTTAAAATAAAAAAATGATAAAAAAGACTGAATACACGCTTGCCCTGTTTTTTTATTGATGCTTGTCATGTATTTACAATTTCTAATATTCGTCAGCATTCAGAATCATTTCTTTAATCAGATCATCAGACATTTTGAATAAACCTCTTTTTTTGTCACCTTGTTTTCTATACACTGGTTTGTAAAAATCTCCATCTCTCATTAATATTATTGCCTTATCTCTGTCAGTGTATTTTCCTTTAGCAATAAAGTCAGTGTCATAATCATCATTACAATCTCTTTCAACAACAAATACATTTAATCCATTTAATACCAATTCTGAAGCAACTTTTCCGCCGACATCAATATCATTGTAAATAACCAATTTTTTTGCAATATTTTTGATGTCTGGAACATCAATGTCCTTATCTTTAATTAATTTTATATCAAAGTCTTTATAAAAGCGAATTGGATTTAATGTTTTTGGAATTACACCATGTGATCTTAATACTGAATGAATTGCGGACATATAGCTATAATCGTTATCATATTCACTTAATTTATTTACATAATAATTATCTGAATCAGTAAAATCAAGATTACCGCCTTTTTGTTTTTTGACATCCCTATGTTCTTTCTTTCTAAAGACACAATATCTGTTAAGGAATGAATACATTTGTGTTGCTTTTATTACCTCGGATGTTCCATAAAACTCTGTTACTTTCATAAGATATGCTCTTGTTTTAGGATTTTTTTCATATTTACAATATTCTTTTAAGAATGGTTCATGTATTTTAAATTGATTTTGGAACATATCTGTTTCGACCAATTCTAAATCACAATCTTTTTCTAAATCTTCTTTTAAAAATTGATAATCAACAAGATATTCTGTCATTGTTTCATTTTCATTGAACATCCATTCGGCATATAGATCAACTGCATGACCAACACCTATTGGTTTTTTAGTATCGACATTCTCAAATTTCTTTGTTATTTCAAATAATTTAATCTTTTTACCATTTTCATCTGTATATTCTCCTGTGATTTTGTCAGTATTACCAAATGATTCAATTAATTTTCTTGCATCAAAATGTGTTATTACGAAATATCCTCCAGCACGCAAAGTGTTATTTAAATTTGTTTTAAAATTGCTCCATGAAATTTCATCTTGTAAAAAATAATGGATTGCAAATTGACAGTTAACTCTGTCAAACAATGTTTTTTTATTTCCAAAAAATTTCTCTATTAATTGTTTATTGTCATTTGTCATTCCACCTAAAATTTTATTCTGTGACTCATAATCAAGTAATCCTCTGGCATCTCCATGAATGAAATACATTTTGGGAAAGTCTGGTTTTGATCTTCTGTCTTTATTATAACGACTGATTGCACCATCAACTGGTGATATTAAACCTTCTTTTGAAATATCAATTCCGACATAAAAAGATGCTTTGACTAAATAGAACTTTAATATATCACCACCTCTGCCGCATGCAATATCCAATATTGATTGTTGTTTGTTGTCTTCGTAAATGTAATTGAAATGTGTGTAAATGATATTTGATTTAAGCCAGTTATGAAATTGTCTCATTTCTTTTCCTGTGTTTGATATTTTTTTGTAATAAGAATTCTCCTTAGCATATGTTGATATTAATTCATTTCCAATCTTTCCTCTTATAATGTCTATTTTTTTGTCATAGAAGAACAAATTTTTTTCAGGATTATTTCCTTTCGCCAAATCACTGAAATCAGATATTAATATTGGATTTGTAATGCTTCTCCATACTTTATTTGCAATGTCTATGTAATTACCATATTTTTTTCCAAATCTTAAGACAGATTCAGTTTTATCATAACGTGTTCTTATTGGCACCCATCGGAATCTCTCAGGAACCTCTGGATCATTATTATAATAGAATTCAACAACTGTATTATCTGTTACAATATTATTTTCAATGTCTTTTACTTCTCCATCATCCAAAAATAAATAAGCCCAATATCCATTATCATTTTGTCTAAACAACACAGGTTGTTCTTCAAATTTATATTTTTTTCCCACATATAATCTACATATCTTGTATGGTTTATTTCTAACATAATCTTCATTTGAATTATCATATACAGTTAAAACTTTGTTTGTTACTTTATCTTTCTCAAATTGAATATAAAAGTCAATAGAATTTTTCTGTGGTGGTTTCCATTTAAATTCAAAAAATTTGTTGTTGCTTGCGACTGTTTCATATGGTTGTTCTAATGGATGATAAATCAGCCCATCTAACAAGTAAGGACATTTAATATTTGAATCTTCCGTGTACAACTTCCATAACAATTCAGAATATCTAAATATTTCCCATTTTTTTGCTCCTTTTGCATCGATAAAATACTTTCTTCTAATCAGGGGCAATTTTATTTCTAATTTAATATCATTATCAATAGAATCCATATATTTCTTAATTTGATTTGTATGGTATTTAACAATGTCATCAAGATTAAAATCTCCTTTTGACTGATATTCGTCAAAACTAAAACCAGTCTGCTTTCCAAACTTGAAACATGCATCTATTATTTTATCTGCTTCTTTTAAACGTTTCATGAAAGATGATTCTCCTTTTACACTATTGCCTTTTGAATATAGACAATCGAAAACCATAAATAGATGTCTATTTAACTTTGGAATAAAAATATATTCGCCATCAAGAATTGATCCATCATAATTATCATTTTTTAATTCTATTCCACTGTCCCTAACATTTAAATTGCCAGAAATGAAATAACAATGATTTTTCATAATTATCAAGAAATATCTCTCTCCGTCTGCTTTATCTGTAACAGCATATTTATCTGGTAATGTGTCAATAAGATGTTGAATTTCTAATGATATAGGTTGTCTTGAATCGAGATAAGTCGCTTTTTCATTTACATTTGCAACAGATTTATAATAATCAACAACTTCTTTTTCTTTTGACTTTGTCATTATAAAGTTGCTTTGTTGAATTATCTTATGTAACAAGATAATTTCATTAATCATTATCTCAAAAGCTTTTTTACTAGGCTTTCCTTTTTTCAATCCATATTCTATTTCTAATTCATAATTAGTGACTGTCTGATTTAATTTAGCATAACTTCTATTTGTTTTTGTGTTTGTCAAATCAATTCTTACAAATTCACTTTCAGTATCTAATAAATATAATGAATATCTTTGTTTCAATCTGTATACAATATTGTTTATATGTGTGTGATCTAATGACGAAGCCTTTTTATAATCATCTTTTGTTAAACTGTCTTCTGCCGATAATCTGACACGCATATTTAAATCATCAATGTCTATTGTATTATCAGATTCCTTTGACTTTTTCATTACTTCAATGTCTTTTAACTTCTTTTCCTGAAACAGTTTTATTAATGTAGAAAAAATAACATGATTCTTTCCAATGTCTAATTTTCTGATAGTCTGATTAATATTTTCACTGCCATATATCGTTATTCTGTAAGTATTTTCTTTATCATCAGCATAGTTCAAATCAAGTGAATCAATTGGACCTTCAGATTTTAATTTATCTCTTACCTTTTTTATGTTTAAGAACTTTAACAAGTTAATATATTTCTCTTGACCAATTATTCTATTAGAAAATATAAACTCATATTCGGAGTTTTCCGTTGTATTTTCATACAACTTATTTATTTCTGAATAGAGACTTTTGTTTACTAGTTTCTCAATATCATTCATCTATATATAATAATAATATAATTCTTAAATATTTATTAGCATAAAGTTCCAGTATTTACATTTTCAATTTTTTATTTTTAAATATGCGTTGTAATACACATATTTAAAAATAAAAAATGATAAAATTCCTTCTAGAGATATTTTACAATTTTTTATTTTTAAATATGCGTTGTAATACACATATCTAATAAAAATGATAAAATTCCCGCTAGAGATCGATTGTGTATTAATTCATATGAATACACAATCATAAAAATTGAAATTAATATTTATCTATTTTACTTACTTCTTATTTGTAACAATTTCCACAATTTGGCATTCTTAAAAGTTTAAGATGGGTGAGTTTAAGATGGAAGATTATGTAAATTTTAAAAAATCCGAGCTTAAAGAATGGGCAGAGAGCAACCCAATTATTGAAACTCTCATAAATATTGAAGAAAAATGGCGAACAGTTGAACTAGTTAAAATTATATTAACAAAAAATCCATTGGACATACTTCGTATAGTTGATCCACCACAAGAGCTTATTGAGTTTGCTGTTTCGCAAAATAAAAATCTATTAAAATTTTTAACACAAAGAGATTTAAATTTCATTGGTAATAAATACATTAAAGACTATGATGAGTATGATGATTTTCAAATCGATATCCCTTATTATTGTAAAATAAATATTGAAAATAACAATAAAAAGTAATATAAAGTTTTATCTATTATAAAAATATAATGAGCAAGAGTAAGTCAAAAAAGAATAAAAATGAAATTATCATAAGCGAAGGTGGTTCTTCAAAAGGCAATCTAACATTACCAAAATATATTGCATCAGTTATAAATATTCCAACCACAATTAAATCAATATTTGAATATGATCCAACAATAAAATTTTCTTCAAACATTGATTATCCATTATTTTCACTCGGCTTTCAGTTTTATATACATGGTACAAAAAAAGAAGCAAATGTATTAGAAAAATTTGAAGGCAAAAAGAAAGTATACTATGTCATGAATGAATTTGAAAAAAATGTCGATAATTATGATGAGAATATTGGTGAAGTAACAAAGAAATTTTTAAAGACTGATGTTGTGTCAAGAGAATTTTTTAAATTATGGGAAATGTTATTTATGTTTGATTTAATTGATCTTGATAACAATAAATTTGTATCTGTGCATATTGCAGAAGGTCCAGGGTCTTTTATACAAGCAACAAACTTATTTAGAGAGACTTTCGGAAAGTCAAATATTGCAAAAAATGATAAATATTATACAGTAACATTGAACTCCCAAAATAAAGATGATTATGTTCCAGAAATAGACAAAAAATTAATAAGTCATCATGAAAAAGATAGTCCCAAAAGATTATTTATTCATAAGACATACAGTACACAAGTTGCCGGTGGTCTAAAGGACAAAGATAATGGTGATATAACAGACCCTAAGACCATAAAATTATTTGGCGGCGAGATAAAAGAAAAAGCAGATTTTATTACAGCCGATGGTGGTTTTAAATGGAAAGAAGAACATTTGCAAGAACAGGAAGCATTTAATTTGATTTTGGCAGAAATATGTACAGCAATAAAAATGCAAAAGAAAGGAGGGAGTTTCATATGTAAATTTTTTGAAACATTTACACTCACGTCAACAAAATTTATATCAATGTTAGCATCTGTCTACAACAAAGTATTTATTGTTAAACCATTGATGAGTCGTCCTTCAAATTCTGAAAAATATCTTGTTTGTCTTGATTTTAAATATGCCGAGTCAGATAAACATTTAAAAGATATTATTAAATCAATTGATACTTTATTAAAAACAGCACATGAGAACAAAAATAAAAAAATAAATGACATATTTCCAGATTACAAAGTATCTCCTGTTGTATTGTCACATCTAATACAAATAAACAGAGAAGTCGCAAATAAACAATTTAAAAGTATTAATGAAATTGTCAAATTTGTAAATGATCAAAACTTTTTTGGAGATGTATATCAGGAACACAGATTGATGCAAATAGAAGCATCAAAGTATTGGATTGACACATTTTTGCCATCCAAAGACAAATTTAAAGAACACAAGGAAAAGATAAATGATATATCGTTTACTTCTAATAAAATGAATGTGGAAATTGCCGTTGATTTAAGCAAAAGTTTAATTTAATCTTATTGACCTTTCATTTGTTTTTCAAATTCTTCTTTACCTCCAAATTTAGGATATATATATTCTTCTTCTAATTGTGACTTATATTGCTCAAAAGCATTGTTTATATTTTTTTTACCATTCTTCACACTTTTTAGTGTTTGTATTAAGTTTATTAATTTTTCAAGATTGATATCTCTATTTTCTCTTTCCATCATTAATCTTATGATACTCATTGGAACTTTATCAAATTTTTCAATTACTGACTGGAAGTATATCCTTTCATCATTTTTTTCCAATTCAATTATTTCAGGTTTATCTAAAAAATCGACTAATGACAATATATTATTTGTTAATTCAACTAAATTTGGTATAGAGTCTGCTGAAAAGTCCATAATAAAATAAATTAAGATTTTATTATGTAATAGTAATCGCAAGAAAAGTACCATTGTGTATTCTGTAATCTAATTTTTTATTGTTTTCTTTGTACTTTTTCGATACCTTTTTTGTTTTCCCAAGTGAACAGAATACAGTATGTAATAATGGATAATATGGTAATTCAACAATATTTACATTTAGCATTTCTATAGTTCTTAATGTTTTTATGTCTGGAATATTTGTTATCTTTGTATTATTCATCACCAAATCTTGTAATCTGTCACAAGATACAAAAGTATCAATATTATCAATTTCAGTATTAGACATGTCTATATATTTAATATTTTTAATATCTGTTATTTTTTTTATTGGATTGTCATTACATATTAATTTTTCTATTTTATTATTTCCTGTTATGCAATTTAGTTTGTTATTAGAACATAACAAAAATTTCAAATTTGGTGTTATTGTGATGTTTGTCAGTTTATTAAAATCGCAATCCATTTTTTGCAAACTTTCAATTGCTGGTAAGGATGACAAATTATTAGATTTACAATTTAACTCCTGTAGATTTTTATTTGGAATTATGGTATCTATATTGTTATGACTTATGTCTAGAACTGTCAAATTGTCAAGATGTGAAAAATCAAATGTTCCTGATATGTTATTACTATTGACAAATAAATATTGTATTCTTGTCAATATTGGTTTCATATATGGGAAACCTAAATGTTTTAGATTTAGTTCAGATAAGTCAATAAATGTAAATTTTTCTTTTCTTGCTTCCTCTATTCTGTATTTTATTATGTCGTCTTTTGTTGTAAATAAGTCTTTTGTGGTTTCATCCCATATTGCCCTTTCAGGATCAATTTCGGCTTTTGATTTAAATTTTACATCATTTTTATATACATCATATTTGTGCGTATGTTTTTTATTTGCATATGTCTGCATATATATTTGTTATATAAATAAATTTTACTCTTTCATCAATTCTTTAATTAGTTGTGTTTTGTTCTTTTTGCCAATTGGAATTTTTTTTTCCTTTGCAATCTTTTTTAATTCCGGCAATGTCATTTTATTATAATCAGGCGTTTCATCATCTGATTCTTCAATATCGACAACTTCTTCAATATCGGATTCACTCGATTCGTCTTCAAAAGCATTTTTTTCTGAATGTGTTTCTTTTTGTTCTTCCACTTTTGTTTCAAACTGATTAACATCAATGTATAATTCAAGATTTTCTTGTGTTACTTCGAATTTCTCATCACTCTTCGGATCCAATTGTAACATCGCAACTTTGTCTTTGTGTTTTATAATATTTTGAATTATGTCATCATCGACACCAAAGAACTTTTTTTGTTCTGTAAATAGTGGTTCATATTTGTCAAAGTGACGTACCAAAAAAATGTTTCTTTTGTATGGCACAAAAAATGAATTAGTAAAATACAATTCATCGTCTTGTAAATCTAAAATAAAAATGTTAATATGCAAAAAATCAGATATATATCTCATTAAATATTTTGTCGGCAGTTTGTCTTCAATATGTTTTGCAATTTCTTGCTTGTTCCACTTTAATTTTGAATATTTAAATTTGGTATAATCGCCAAACAAAAATGCTTTTTTTAAATGTTGGTAAAAATTATCCATAAAAACCTTTTGAGTTTTTTTGTCTGATGTACTTAATGTCGAATTTAAACAATAAAAAATACTAGTAAAAAATGTTGTGTCATTGTTGCTGGAATAAACACCCATGTGTAAAAAATCTTTAAGGAAATTTCCAAATATTTTATTAAGTTTTTCTGGTAATGTAACTAGTCGATCAACATCACCAAATTCTAGATTTTTGTTTTTTTTATTTGAACTTGTGCTTTTGACAGATATTTTTGAAGCACCAGATGATTCCGACGACTGTTCTTTTGGCAGATCAATCATGTCCCCACTGTTGATTTTTGCATAATTTTTTGCAATATAAGTCAATAAATCTGTCGTACTAATTCTTTTTAAATCCATATATACTATAATTCCATATATATTTAAGTAAATTGACAAATAAAGAATAATTCAATTTTTTATTGTGTTATTTTCTAATATTAGATTATAAATAATGGAATCAACAGGAGCAACAGGAGCAACACCATTTGAAAATGAGAAAAAAATACTCAAAGAACTGCGTAAGAAAGATTTGCGGAATGATGACAAAGAAAAGGCTTTCAGAGCAAAATTATTTGATATGATAGCGGAAAAAATAAATAGTGATTTTCCTTTAGTGCCCGAAAAAAAGAAGGAAATAATGGATGAATTTAATGAAAAAAAGAAGAAAATAATGGATGAATTAATAAAAAAGGCAAGGGATGAATTTAATAAAAAAAATAATGATGATAAGTTAGCAGGCACAATTGAAAGTACTATTGATTTAATTTTTAAAGATCTAGAAGAACAAGGCCTAGATATGAAAGAATATGTGTATGATGATGGATATACTAATAGATTGGCTAACTTATACAAAGAATATGAAAATTCATTACACAGCCAAAATATTTCTGGTGGTCGTAGAAAATCGTCAAAGAAATATAAAAAGTCATCTAAAAAACAATCTAGATCAAAGCACAATGTTATGACAGGTGGTAAAAGAAAAACGACAAAAAAGTCATCGAAGAAACATTCAAAAAAATCAACAAAAAAAGGATCCAAAAAATCATCTAAGAAAAAGTCATCCAGAAGAAAACATTAAATAAAATTATTTAGAATTTACAAATTTTAAATAAATTAATTTAAGAATAACAGTATATAACCATATCATGGATAAGTCGAAAAATATTTCTATAAATCATTTTGTTGATAAAATAGAAGATATTGGTGTCGAACATGTTGATCTACTTTTAGACATTATGGAAAGAAAATAAAGATCAAGATAATACAAATGTTGAATCATTTAAACATAGAATAGATTATCCAACAAAAAAAGACATAAAACAAAGGAAAAAATCAAGAGAAAGTTCTAAGTGTCGAGAAAGAAGGCGTTCGAGGAAGAACTCCAAAGAAGATATGTGGAGTTATTTTTATCCTACAAAAAGAGACATAGAAAAAAGAAAACAATCCAGAAAAAACATGTGGAGTGATTTTTAATTAACTTCAATTGTCCATATTCCGCTTTTTAAGGTTGCATTAAGTGACTTTAAGAAACTTTCATAATCTTTTAATTTACTATTATCTTTAATATGAATTTCATAGGATGGCAAACCGTCTGCCTTCTTTTTTGTTTTCACAGATAAATCTAATTTAAATTTAATTTCTTTATTTATTTTTTCTTTTATATATTCAATTCTATCTTCCAAATTATATGGGAATGGATACAAGGGATGATTTGATGGAATCATTACATAAGTCAATTTGTTTTTATCAGCTTCTGTTGAGTATTTTTCCATATACAACATTTTGTCTTTAATTTGTTCACATATACTAGTTCTAGTTGAACTCATTTTTGTTAATCCAAGCAATTTACCAATCTTTTCTAAATATGACTTGTTCTTTGCTGTTGAACAAACAGCGCCTTTGAGTGATGGTATACCTGTGCCACGTTTCTTTTCCAATACTTTTGCACGTTTTTCACGAATCTTGAAAACATCTTTTATTTCATCAAGATTCTTTGTCTTTCTTCTACTTAATTCTTTGTCAATAATACCAACATATTTAAATTCATCTCTGCTGTCATAATAATCCATTACTGTATCAAAATCATATATTGTATTATCATCTTTTAATAAATGTTTGTCATTTTGTTCTTTGCGTTTACCTTTGTCTTTATAATTTTGATATTGTATATTTGTTTTCAAATAATTGTAAAGTGATAAAGATTGTGATATTGGTTTTACATATTTTGTTCTGTAGTACATTGGCACATCTTCATTTTGGTCAAAGGGTTGGAAGATATAATACTTATCAACATATATTAAATATCCTGCTCTGTTGTCTTTGTCAAATACAGTATCTTTAAAGCTATTAAAATCATTTTCAGTAATTGGAATCAATTCGTCCAATGCTTTGAATATAAAAAAATCATCAAACAATTCTCTTTTTTCATCATTATATGACTGTTTGACATATTTTAATATGTCTCTTGCAGTATACATGTAATTTAAAACATACAATTCCTTTATTTTTATCTTTGCATATTCTATTTCGCCACGCGCTAAAGATTGTGTGAAGGTTGAATAATCCAAATTGTCTTTTGTTATTTTTTTATAAATATTCCTTGTTGGATCGTAAAACTCTGCATTAAGTTTTAAATCAGAACATTTGTAATTGCATTTTTGATAATCACATATTGTTGGACATTGTTCATGACCATCTTCACCACAATTTTTAAATTCTTCTATTTCTTCTTTGAACATATTGCCATACATATTTAAAGGACAATCAACAGCAACCTCTTTCATTGCTCTTTCTATTTTTTTAATCAACATATATTTCAATTCTGCTTTTTGATATAACTCTTCCTCTGATGACAAATTGTCATTTCCAAGAGAAACAACATATTTGTAAACTTTGACTTCGGGAAAGACATTTTCTTCATTCATCAGTTTGTAATGGGAACAAAATCTTATTGCACGACCAATTGTCTGATCTACTTTTCCTAAATTGAAATATACATCCAAAATATGCACTTCTCCAACATTTTCTAAACTAATACCTTCATTCATGACTTTTGACCCAAGCACAAATTTAATGAATTTTCCTTCTTTATTTTCAATATGAGAAAACACTGTTTTTAATATTCTCATTTTGTCTTCAGGAATTATTTCAGTCCCTTCTTCAGACGATTTTCCTGTAATTGATACAAATGTTGCTGGATAAAATTTGTGTTCTGGTATATCTTTTTTATCTTTTTTGCCATATTCTGTGGATGATTCACTCACTTTTACAATTGTATTTGCATCACTTTCACTATTTGTTTCTGTATCATTTTTATCTTGTTTTGTCCTGTTACTTTTATGTACATGTTCACCATATGTTTTGCCACAATAATAACATCTAGTTTCACTTGTCAATTGATAATTTGAACTGTCTTCTTGGTATTCTAAATATCCATTTTGCAATAATACTTCTTGAAACAAGTCAATGCCAATCTTAACAAGATTAGAATACACAAATGCAGTTTTGGAACCTTTTTTATTGACGACCAATCTATTCAATTTCTTTAAAGCTTTTGCAAATTTAATTGAAAATAACTTCAAATAAGGCTGTTTGAATATTTTGCCAGTTACTGTTTTCCCATCCTGTGTCAGGTATATTAAATCTTGTTCATTTGGATTCTGAAATATTTCTGTTGCAATTCTTTTATTTAATTGGTCATATGCAATTTTTAACTGGTTCTTTACTAGAGTAAGACCTTCTTTACCATATGATCCATATAATTCTTTTCGGTCATTTGACAATGTTGGAAATGAAAAATTTGCAACAGCTTCAGATTTACGATCTAATGCATCTTCTTCTGCTTCTTTTATGGCTCCGTCGTATGCTTTTCTTTGGAAGGGTAACATGACACATTGGACAACTTTTGTAAATATCAAACCCTTTGGTCTTGTCCCCATATCGACACGTTTGGCGAATATTAATGGATCTGCGCCACGTACATGAGATATATATCCTGATGCCATTTTTTTAAAATAGTCTAAACCCCCAGGTTTTAATTCCATCAAATGGTTTTTGTTTATATTAAAAATCTTATCTCTTTCCATTGGCGAATCTTTTGGTCTAATGAAATTAATCAATTCAACAATATCATGTGCCAAATTTTTCATTGGTGTCGCAGACATTAATACTATTTTTAAATTTATTGAATTATCTATTATTTTTTTTAATGCTTCTCCATATGCATTACCTGTAAGATTGTGTGCTTCATCAACAATTATCAAAGTGTTATTTAGACTGTGAATACGATCAACTGCAATGTCTCTCTCAAATTCGCCTTCTTCTGTTTTTCTATAAGATACTTTTGTTTTATCACCACTTGTAACCTTTCTGTCTACTATTTTTTCACCTAATACTCTTTTGTAAAAACTTCTATAACTCATAAATTTGTAATATTGTAAGGCCTGCATCATAGCAAGTTTAGTGTTTCTTTCTTTTTCAACTTCATCAACATAAGAACCGTTATCTGTACTTTTTAAATAAGTTTCACCAGTACATTTTAACAAATGATGTTTCCAACTTTCTTTAATTAAAGGTCCCGAAACAAGTATATGTATTTTTGTGTTGTACTTCTGTACCATTGACTTAAATTTTTCAGCAATCGCAATACCTGCACATGTTTTACCTGTTCCCAAACCATGGAATATAATAACGCCTTTATAGGGAGTGTCAGGATTAATAAAATTGCTTAATAAAGATTGATGTTCATGCAGTGTAAAACTTCTTCCACAAACATTATCTCTATAATCTTTTATATCATTGTAATCATTTATATCAGGCCTTTCTGGAATTTTATGTGGATAGAATTCTCTTTTTTTATAAAGTTTATATTGAAGTTGTTCATCATTAACTTCTGGATATGTATATTCTTTTTTCATTAGTTTATCTAAATCCTTTTCTTCAGAACGGTCTTCTTCAATATGTTTTATGCTTTCATAGAATTGTTCACTACTCATTTGTGTAAGTTCAATATCTTCTGAATGTTCACTGTTAAACATTCTATATAATTCAAACTGAAAATATAATATAGATATATAGATATATCTCGTTAATTTATTTACATTGATATCTAAACCTAGAATATGGATAAATCAAAAAAAGAATATTCACTTGAGGAGAAAAAAAATCTTGCTGACAAAATTAAATCACTGAAAAAAGAAGAAGAATTAAAAAAAATTAAATCAATTATTTTCAAAGAAAATCCCGATTTGCATTATACAAAAAACAGTTCTGGAATGTTATTTTATTTTCAAAATCTTAATAATTCCACTTATGACAAATTAGAAAAATATCTCAAAAATTTAGAAAATAAAAAGATTTATCGAATGACAATGACAACATCAGAAACAAATACATTAGATTCAATAAATAAAGAATTTAAAGATAAAGACAAATATAAACTTTCTAATTTAGAAAAAAATATGATACGAAGAAAAGAATATGAAGAAGAAATTAAAAAAAATAACAATACATTACATAATGATGAATTATATATGAGCGAAGATACTGAAAAAAATACAACAACGAATATATTTGTAAAAAAGACACCTGAGAGTAATGATGAAGAAAAAGAAAAGAAGGCCAAGAGCATTAAAAAAACATCTGATAGTAATGAATCATCCGAAAAACAGAAAAAGGTCAAAAGTGTTAAGAGTGTGAAAAATGTCAAAAAGCCAAAGTCGGTCAAAAAATCAAAGAATTAAATTATTTTATAATTTTTTTATTTACATATTTGGCGTAAGCCAAATATGTAAATAAAAAAATTGAATTCAATATACTTAAAATAAAATATATATTACTTTTATATTAAATGAATAACCCCTACATTAATACCTATTTATTGACAAATGTAAGCATTCATCCATCACAGATGAATAGTAATATAAAAAGTCATATTAAAAAAAATTTGTCAGATAGAGTTCTTAATAAGTGTTTTTCTGAATATGGTTTTATAACTGAAATTCATTCGGTATATGTCATGCCTGATGCAAAATTAATACCGGAAGACCCAACAGCTTCTGCTGTATATAATGTTAAATTTTTATGCACACTGTGTCATCCATTAAATGGAAGTACAATTATGGGTGTTGTTGAAAGCCTAAATCAGAAAGTAATTAATATTGTGAATGGTCCAATCAGAATAATTATAAATGCGGCCATTTCAAATGTTAATACAAATGTATTTAAATTTAACAATAAAGAAAGAGTATGGACTATTGTTCAGAGTGACAAAAAATCAAATGATAAGACAGACGAACCAAAAAAATATATGATTCTCAAAGCGGGGGCACATGTAAAAGTGAAAATCATAAGTAAAAAAATTGTCGATAAGACTGAACGAATTTTGTGCTTAGGATATCTTGAAAATATCGCAACTGATGAAGAAGTCAAAGAGAGTCTTAAAAATAAATATATACATAAGCCATCAAAGGATAATACGATTGAAAATATAGATGATTACATTAAAAATAATATAGACGATGTTGAAAATACAGAAGACACTGAAGAAGAGACAGATGAAGAAACTTAAAATAAATCGTTGGATTATATTTAAGAAAATATAAATATAATATAATTAGTATTTTTCTATGTCTGTTAAAAAAAAGCAAAGTTATTGTAATAATTGTGATAACTATGGTCATGAATATAAATCATGTCCAATGCCAGTCACAAGTCATGGTATAATTTTGGTAAAATTAGATAAACAAACAAAAATAAAACACACAAGTACAGATATTAAAAATGAATCGATAGGCATATATCCAAGAGATTATTCTGATTTAGATACGATTAGTAGATATATGAATTTAATACAATTTTTAATGGTAAGACGTAAACATTCACTAGGTTATATTGAATTTATCCGAGGACGATATAAAATCGACAATATCGACGGTATTAATTTTTTGTTTCAACAGATGGTTCCCGAAGAAATAAATATGATTGGGTCAAAATCATTTGATGAGTTGTGGAGAGAAATGTGGAACAATGATGAAGAAAAAATAAGACATTTTAAAGGCGAATATGAAATGTCAAAAGCCAAATTTGAAAAATTAAAAAATGGAATTGATGTTGATATTCCATTGAGTTTTTATTTAAATATTATTCCAACTTATAAAACACAGGAGTGGGGTTTTCCAAAGGGAAGACGAAGCAAGAGCGAACCATCTCTAGTATGCGCACAGAGAGAATTTCGGGAAGAAACAAGTATTGACCCTTCAAAAATAAGAATAATAAGTGAAATTAAACCTATAGAAGAAAATTTGACCGGTACAAATGGTGTTAAGTATAAACATATTTATTATGTTGCAGAGCTAATTGATGATGTTGATATAGAAATAGGAGAAAATGGTGAAATTGGAGCAATATCATTCTTTTCATATAATGATGCAATAAACTCAATAAGAGAATATCATTTAGAAAAACGTCAGATACTTACATCCTTATTTATGTATTACATAAAAACAATTGTTGCTAATAAAATAAATTAATATTAATTATATATTTATGGACGATAGACATGAATATATAAAATTATTTTTATATTTAAAAGAAAATAAGTGGGATGATTTTGTGACTAATATTGGCAAAATAGATGATTTTAATCCAAATATTCGAGATGATCAAAATAATTATTTTTTAAATTATGCAATCATGTATAACAATATTAATATAACAAAATTATTGATACAAAAAGGTGCAAAGTTAGACATAAGTGATAATGATAACAAACCAATACTATTTATTCCAATAAAGTATGGTTATAATGATATTATGAAAACACTTTTAATGGCAAATAGTGAAAGTATTGGTATATCAATCATTGATATGAAAGATTCGCAACATAGAACAGCTTTACATTATGCCATAAAATTAAAAAATAAATTTGCTGTTGAATTACTCCTTAAACATAAATCAAATCCCAACATTCCAGATGGTAATGGATACAATGCTTTGCATTATGCAGTTTATTCTAGAGATATTGACATGTGTAAATTGATAATAGAATATATTGTTAATATCAATGCCAGATGTAATACGGGCGAGACTGCTTTGCATATCGCCTGTAATTTTCAGCAAAATGAAATTGTGAAATTACTGTTGTCAAAAAATGCAATTATTAATATTCAAGATTATGAACATGAGTTTAGTCCAATTCACTATGCAATAAATCTAAATAATAATGAGTTATTGTTGCTTCTCATTAAGGAAAATGTTAATCTTAATATACAGGATGTTTTTGGAAACACACCTATGCATTATATTATGATAGAAGAAAATTATCATATGATTGATATTCTTATTGATTCTAAATTACCACTAAATTTTAACTTGTGGAATATCGAAGGGAAACTGCCATTACATTTATTATTGGAAAACTATTCTACAGACAATATGTATTATGTTGATAAAATTTTAGAAAAGACAAATGTGTCATTTAGAGATAATACTGGCATATCATGTTTATATATGTTAGTAAAATTGGGAATATGGAAAAGCTATAAAAATATACTCAGCAAGAAAAAGTTGGACATACTTACAAAAAACAAAAATGGATTTAGAATTATTGATGAAATACCACAAAAATCATATGATGAATTTATTGATATGGTTGTCATGTCATATTATAATAGATTGAAAAAATTAAAAGATGGTTGGGAAGATGAATGGAAAAATATGTGCAGCAGAGATTTTAACATGGACGATGCATTAATTAAAAAAAATAAATTGACATCAGAAGATCTAAAAGATAAAAAATGTAACAGGTTAATAAAAAGTGAAATATTAAAGTTAATAGAATTAAAAAGTAATGACACATGTACAAATAATTCATATCCGATAGGAAGGGCAAAAACATGTATTTCATTATCTGAAGGTGAACATATTGGATTTTGTACATTTACTGGATCAACTTTGGATGTTTTGATAGGACTGATTTATCTATTACAAAAACATAAAAATGTTTGTAGTACATTGTCGCATGATTTTTCTGAAAATGCAAATTTATGTTCTTTTTATCGTTCAATAGGCATAATCGTAAATAGCAGATGTGAATTCTTAAATTTTGAGATTGTATGGGTAAATCAAAAATTATTTCTTGTTGAACAATTCTATGAAAAAATAAATAAGTGTAAAAGTAAAAATGTTAAATTTATTATTGTTCCTCTTGGAATTGAAATGGAAAATGGCACTCATGCTAATTATTTAATATATGATATTCCAAACAACACAGTTGAACGATTTGAACCACATGGATCTTCTTATCCATCAGGGTTTAATTATAATCCGTCATTATTGGACGAAGTATTAAAAATAAAATTTATGGAAATAAATGAAGACATAAAATACATCAGTCCAAAGGAATATTTGCCTAAGATTGGATTTCAAATGTTGGACATTTTAGAGTCACATAAGAAGAAAATCGGAGATCCAGGGGGATTTTGTGCATTATGGAACATATGGTATACAGATATGAGATTGACACACAAAGATGTTCCATGTAAAGAATTGGTAAAGATGTTAATAAGAAGTATTAAAAATCAAAATGTGTCTGTTAAAAATATGATTAGAAATTATGGTAAATTTATAATCGAAAAAAGAGATGATATATTAAAGAAAGCTGATTTAGACATAAATGATTGGCTTAATGACCAAGTGTCAGACACACAAATAGACAATGTTTTAGCTGAATTAAAAGATGAAATAGATAAACTTTAAATCAATCTAGAACTATTAAATATGTCGTATAGAAATTCCTTTACATCTTCATTTAAATCTATTTTTTCACGATCATATGCAATATACGTTAATTTCTTACAGGTTGTTATTTCCATAGGCAATTTTTTAATATTATTTAATGAGACATATAATGTTTCTAAATTTGGCAAATCTAAAAACAGAGTCTCAGGGATCGAATTTAAGTAATTTGCTGTCAAACTTAATTTTTGTAATTTTTGCGTAGTTACAAATTGATTACTATGTATAACATTTATTTTATTATAAGGCAACATAAGAACAGACAGATTTGACAATGGGTCAAATAATTTTTCTGGAAGATTTGTCAATTTATTATTTGAAATATGTAAATGTTGTAAATTTTCTAAATCTGTAAATGCTTCTTCATGAATAAATTCAATTTTGTTGTTGGAAATTTCTAAGCATCTTAATTGATTTAATTTTTTAAATATATTTTCATTAATAATTTGTATATCATTATTCATCACCACCAAATCTACTAAATTTATTAATGACTTGAATGTGTTATCACTTAGAAAACTAATATCATTATTAGATAAGTTTAATGTTTCTAAATTTTCCAATCCTGCAAAAGCATCTTCATGAATTGATTCTATTTGATTTGTTCTCAGAATTAAATGTTTTAATTTTGATAAAGATTTAAATGCGTCCTTATCAATTTTAGTAATTTTGTTATAAGACATATCTAATATTACAAGATTTGTATACATTGACAGGTCGGGAATTGATGTTAAATTTCTGTTCCATAGGTCTAATTCTGTCACATCTGAATATTCCATTTTTGTATATGATTCATGCTTATTTATTGATATTAGAATATTTAGAGTTTCAATTTTTACTTTATGAGGGATTTTTATATTTATAAAACCATATGACTAATATAATAATCATAATTAAAACAACAATATTAAACACATTTTTATCCATTCTTATAGCCCCCTTGTCTTTTGTATATTCATCTATAACTCTCTCAACTGACATTTTGGGTTTCCCATTCATTACATTTACTTCATTATGCATATCAACTGCCCATTTAATAAGTTTATATCTTGATCTCAAAATATCATCAGTCAATGGATATTTTAATAGATTTTGTTGATAATGATACCTACATTTTTCACATGGCAACATTTTTTTTAAATGTGTAAAGAACAATTTAAAATCATCCATCTGTTCCTGAGTTGGATTTTCAGGATATGCTACTGTTAGGTAGTGTATGAACTTCCATAATGGATTTCCCCATAATTTAGGATTTATATTATACATATAATTTAGCATATAAATAAATATTATATTGTCATTTTATATTCTGTCATATCAGCATCAATAAATGTGATTATTTTTGTTTTATTAATATTTTTTTTAATTGTCAACATGTCTTCAATACCATTTATCTTTTTATTTCCGACTTTTGAAACTACCAAAAACTTTCTTACTAAATTATCTTCAATGTACGACCCATCAAAAGTCTCATTGAATATTTTTACCTTTTCAGGATCAATACCATACATCACAACTAATTTCTCATCATTAGATGCATATAAATAATAATATTTATTAATAATTTTGATGTGCTTTTTGCTATAATAATTCATAATCATATCTTCACTTAATTCACAAAATTTGAAACCATTGATATCACATTTAATATTATTATCACTGATGTTTATTTGATAAATTGAATCATTGATATTTACATAATTGATTGTCAGAGATTTTAATTCATTATTTCTGTAAAATTTGATCTTAGATGAAGTATTTAAATTTAGTAATAAATATGTGTCATAATACACATATTTATTTATATTATCACTTATTATCATTCCATCTTTATTAAATTCTTTATTGTCAATCGATATAATCACATCATCTTTTTTAAAGTAAAATGGTTTTTTTCCATTTAATAATTTAACAGAATCATCATTTAAAATAAGAGCATAAGATATATTTCCATCTTCATTAATATCAATGTCACATATGCTGCAATTTAATGGTATTGAAATAATATTGTTATTGATAAATTTGTCAATAATAGTCAGAATGATTTCATAAGGTAATATGTTTACTCTTGTATCTTTAGAAATAATCATGCCTAACATTTTTTCTTCATGATATATCATCTTGCCACTGTCCGATTGTTCATAAGACTCATCAACAGTAATAACTGGAATTCTTGGATATAATCTTGAGTGAACACAAAAATCATTTATGACGATATATTTTCCTTTTTTTAATTCATTAAGTCTGACATAATCAATTGTTTTTATTAATGTTTTTATTTGTTGAAAAGTAACAAAATCATCAAGTGTCAATATTCCAATATCATATTGTTCAATTGAACTAAACACTTTACAGTTTTGCATAATACCATCTTTTTCATATTGTACTGTATGAGCATTTTTAATTCCGTGATGTGTTGTCAATATAATATTATCAATTATTGTCCCTGTACTTGTTAACACCTCTGCGGGTTCTGACGCCCAAGACTTGAGTCTCTCCCCCCTCCACGCTTTTATTATTGTTGAAGATAAAACCATTTCTATAAAAAAGGTACTGCCACATTTGTATTTTAAAACATGTATCGTATTTAATTGTTTTTTCAATTTTTTTATTTATATATTTGGCGTAAGACAAATATATAAATAAAAAAATTGAAAATTCTTTCTCATGATTACTACATATCTTACATATTATCAGCATAACAAAATGGACATTCTAATCGAGACATATGCCGCAAATTGGCTAACTAAGTTATTCAATTCAATAATAATTGTTTCAGTGGTGTATTTCTTGGCAGTTTTATGGAGAAACACAAATAATAATACAGTATTAACTAAGCCAAATACAAATAATGACAAAGTATTGCGTAATAACAATGTGTACAGTGGAAAAAAGTTTAATGAATTGACTAAAGGTAAAAAATTTTACAAATTGACTAATGAATATGATACACATTTCAGTTTTAAGTATAAAAATGGATTAAATATAGACACCAATAAATTTAATCCTGCAAACACCTGTTCATCAGGTGGTCTGTATTTTACAGATAGTAGCAATGTTTCTTATTGGTATGATAGATTCAATTATGAATATAAATATATTAGAGAAGTCACTGTTCCAAATGATGCACTTGTATATGTTGAAGATCTTAAATACAAAGCAGATAAGATCGTTGTTTCTGGAAAATCTCTGATTGAAAAGTCTGATATATGGAAAAACAACGATTTTATCAATTCACTCACACATAAAATGATAGAAGAGTATTTCCCAAAATTGAAGCATCAGAATAAAAATTTAGTTAAAAAAGTATTACATATGATTCCAGAATATATCGATTTTGTTAAAAATAGAACTGTAGAATATTGCAGAATATCTTTAGAAAAATATGGAGATGCTATTAAATATATTAAAAATCCGACCGATGATGATTATATAAAGATTATTCAAAGAGACATTTCATTTTTAAAATATATTAAAAATCCATCGGCTAAAGTACTTGAATATGTAGTTCGTAATTATGAAGATGCTTTAAACTTTATCCCAAATCCATCAATAGATTTAATTAAATTGTCTCTAGAAGAATTTCCATCAGCAATTAAATTTGTAAAACAGACTGATGAAATATGTAATATTGCTATTAAAAATGATCCATCCGTAATAAGATATATTAAAAATAAAACTTATGATCACTATAAATTAGCGATTGAAATGTGTGATAAATATCACTCTATTCTTGTTGAAGAAGATCCTTGTCTTGTTGAAGAAATATTAGAATATTATCCATCACTACTCGAATATGTCAAACATCAGTCAGATGAAGCATGTACGATTGCAATCAAAAAAGACCCATCGACAATACGATTTGTACATTCGCAAACTCCAGAACTATGTAATTTGGCAATTTCTCTTGATGTAAATTGTAGCAAGTATATCAAGAATTTTGCATTGCTGAGCGATAAAATGTTTATTAAAGTTATTAGAGCCAACAAAAAAATTATGGACATGTTATATGTCGATCAACTAAGAAATCAATAATTTTTATTTTCTTTAACTTTTCCATCTTTGTCATATATAATCCATTTTCCCTTCTTTACTCCATTTTCATAATCACCTTTTTCTTTAACTTTACCATCTTTGTCATATATAATCCATTTACCTTTCTTTACTCCATCTTCATAATTACCTTCTTCTTTTATTTGTCCATTTTCATGATAGTATACAAAATACCCATGTTCTTTATTATCAACATATGTGCCCTCAAATTTAATTTTTCCATTATCATAATATTCTACATATGGTTCAAATTTATTTTTGTAATTGCCTGATTGTATTCTGTCTAAATCTGATATCATTTGACTATATGTTGTTCTTAACACTCCAATAACTTTGATATCGTCAAAATCATAACTTGGATGTGATTCAATAAATTCTGCTAATTTAAAAACAATTGACTCATATTTCTTATGAATATCTTTGTTATATGCTTGTTTTAAATATGCAACATAATCAATTGTAATATAGGACACAATTGAGATCATTCCTAATTCTGCATCTAAACCATTATATAAAATGTAACCTGTCAATAATATATCATTAACAAAAGTCATCCACATATTTCTTTTTTTATCAATTGTGTAAATATTAGTATATGATGGCGTATACAAATTTAAAAATTTACTGGTGTTCAATATTCTTTTTGATATGTTATATGGATATGCTTGACAAAAACTTAATATTAATGGATCTAAATTGTCTGGAATATTTTCATATTCACTTTTAAATCCTTTTATCATTTCACCATAATTTCTGCTTTTCCCAATAGATTTATCCACTGTTATATATGATTCTTTGATTCTCCAATATTCCTTGACAAATTTTGTTAATATCTTGCCATTTAAGAAATGTTCTGATGCATATCGTTCAATTATTTGTGATTTTATATTATCAACATATTTCTTTGTGTACAAATGTTTTGCAATATTGTTTCTGTTTGTTTTGTCATTATCACTGTCAAATTCATTTTTATATTCACCATCTTCATAAAGCGCAATTACTTTTTCTTTTGACATTTTTAAATCTTCTGCTGTTTCAACTAACATATTTTCTATCTTAAAATTGTCTCCACTATTATCTAAATAGGTCAACAAATCTGATCCAATTCTTTCAAATACATGGTAATCAGATTTATAACCTTTGTACTTTCCCAATACTTCATCAAGAGAAAACTTATTATCTATCTTAACCAACAATTGTTTCAAATCAAGTTTTCCCATTGAATTCAAAAATGCAACAACTTTTGTAATTTGATCTGGAATATTGTATAATAAACCATATACATAAGCATAATTTAGATTTTCATTTTCAAATGTAAAAGTTGTCTTCATGTGATTCATCATTGTTCCGAATTTTGTTTTGTTATGTCTTCCATCAATAAAATTCATAATTTCCAAATCATCCCAAAATGACTCCATTTTTTTTGATTTTATTTTTCCATACTTCTTATCATAATCTTTTGCCACAGTTATGTCTTTATTTTTACTTCCTGTAACTCTTCCACATAAGTCTCTCTCAATGCTTAATTCCTCTGGATGTATTATATAAAACATGCCTTCTTCATCATTCAGTTGATCATATTTAAATCCTGTTTTATATGCTTGTGGAATTTCGGTGTTGTTTTTAAAATCATTTATACTATCATCTCCTATGTAATTAAATTTCTTCTTTTCAGATGTTAAATATTGATCACTAATAATTTTTTTTAAATATTTATTTTCAATTAATAATTCTTCATCATTTTTTTCACATAAATTGTCATATATGCCATCACTAATATTTTCAATTGAAATATTATATTGTGTTTTATTGTTTTTCATTTTATCTTTTTCATAAAGATAATACACAATACCATCAGACTTTCTTCCGACACGTCCACGACGCTGCATTCTGCTTGATTCTGATATGTTTGTTGGTCTAAGTGATGCATTCTTTTTTTTATAATCATAAATATTTGTTTTTTGTATACCTGTTTCAATCACATATTTTAATGTTTTGATTGTAATAGATGCTTCTGCAATATTTGTCGCAACTATCGCAAAATTAGTATAATACCCAACACCTTTTTCTAAATCATTTTCATTTACGTCATTAAAATTAATATCTTTTGATATTCGAAGTTTACTAATATTGTCATCAATTTGTTCAATAAAAGTTCTTTTCACTGAAGACAACTGACTGTGATATGGAACTGCAATCATGTTGTTTGGCAAAATATTTTGTATGTCTGCTATTATTTGATTTATTTCTGCTGTTCCCGATGCAAATATCAATATATCGCCTTTCAAACCGTCCGACAATATTTTTCTAACTGTTTCTATTATGGAATTATTTGGTGTATATATGTCATTTACATTATATCTTGTCCCAAATCCTGGGGGTGATATGTGAAATCTTCTATCGACATTTATTCTGTCTATTTTATTATCCTTTATCCATTCACACAAAGGGTATTTCTGATTATCATTTATTGATCTGTAATATCTTCTGTACACAGGTTCATCTTCATCCATGGTCGCACTTAAAATCACTAATCGCACATTGTTATTTAAATTTACAGATGTTCTTAAAAATGACAGTAGCAAATCCATATTTCTGTTATGTTCATGAGCTTCATCAATAATAATTGTGTCATATTGATTTAATTCTTTATATTCATCTCTTCTTTCAACATATTCTTTTAATGCTTTATTTAATTCTTTTACTAATAAACCATCAGTGACATATTTTAACACAAGATGATTTGTCTTTTTTTCATGAGCATCATCTTTATATTTCATTTGAATATAGTAATTATTTGACTTATTCTTATTTTCACTGTTGTCATCTTTTTCTACAAACAAATCATCAAATTCACTCTTGTCTGTTTTTGGATATAAAAATATAGGTAGCCCAAGTTCAACTGACACAATTTCTGCATTTTTTGTCGTTGGTGTTTTTCTTGGTTGTGTGCATACTACTTTCCCATAATTATTAAAATCAATTGCTTTTGTATAATACATAAATAATTTTGGAACCTGTGTCGATTTTCCAACACCAGTGCCACCTGTTATATAAGACACTCTATTGTTAATAAAATGATGGCAAAATCCAATTTGTGAAACCCAGTCAAGCGCATATGCTGAATACCAAGAACGTTCCATATTGTAAATAAAAAAATCAACAAGTTTACCATTATTTTCATATGTACCTGTATATTTATAAGGCAATTCTGTTAAATAATAATAAGAATCATTCCAGTATTTTCCATTTCTGTCAAACACACTAGTCAATTTTTCATGTAAATTGTCTCGTTGAGTTTTTTTTTGATCAGTAATTTCAGCATTTGGACTAAATATTGATAATATTCCTTTTGTTGCCATACTGTTAAAAATATGATATATCAATACTTCTTTAGTAGAATAATAATAACCTCTAATCTCATCTTTCAACATTGTATCATAACCCATTGTATGTCTCAAATAACCATTTATGTTAAACCAGTCTAATTGTTCTGAATTAATCTTTTGTATAAATTCTGATTTGTGTCTTTCAGTTAACATTCTCCAGTCTTTTGGCAATGGCGTAAATTTTCCATCTATTACATCATGTGACAACAATTTTGCATAGCTGTATAAAATCTTATGTGTTATTTTAAACTTTTTATTTCTGTCTTTATAACAATTAACATGAATATATTCTTCAGGCATTCCATCTTTTTTTTCATTTAGCAATAAAGTGCCATAATATGTATACTTAAGTCTATCAAGATCTCTTCTCATAAATTCATATAAATAAGCTGGCTTGAGTGACAATAATGATTCTCTAATATCTTTATATTCCAGTTTGTAACTTTGTATTTCTTCATCATCGTCTTCACGAATTTTTTCTTTTATCGGCTTGTAATCTTTTAATTTTGGATTATTTTTTGCAAAATGATTATTAAAACCGACGACAAAACTGATAAAAAATCTTCTAAATATGTCTGGCTGAATATACCTATCTGGATTATCTTTAATAGACTTATCAACATCTACATATATTTTTTTATTTTCACAATGGTCTTTTATTACATCTAATTTATTACCAAAAAATTCTTTTTCCTCCTCTGTTAATTTGTCCCATTCAACATTCATAATTATTTTTTTTAATAAATTGTGTACATTATTTTTAAATAAATCATCAAACAACACAAGACAATTAAATGCATAACCATTCGTCGAAAAGTCAAATAATGTCCATTTTATTGATTTAACATCTTCATAAAAATGATTTCTAATAACATTATAAATATCTCCAACATATAATGAATTAGTGTTTTCAAGCATATTTTTATATTCGATTGGACTCATATCTTTATTAAAAATTTTAATGTCATAATCACTAATAATATTTTTATTAAACTTTTCATTTGTGTTTTTATATAATTCCAACTCATCGATGTCTTTTATTGCACATGGTAAAACATCCATCCAGTTTACATACATCTTATGTGACATTGTTCTTATTGTGTCAAGTAACAATAAAAAATTATGTTCGATATGTTTTTCATCAAAATTTATTTCTTGTATAGAGTCATTTTTATCTCTAATACATCTTCCATATTGCAGATTTGAAAATTTGTACTTGGGTGATTTTTCTGTTATGTCAATATCTTCTACCTTTTTTTTATAAATATCATTAAAACTTGTAATTTCTGTTGTATCGCCATTTAAATACGGAAGCAGAAAAAGTAACAACCATTTTGCATCCTGATAATTATTTTGTTCTAATTGATAAACATGTTCCTTGGTATTTTCAAAATGAAACATCATTGCTAATGCATCTAACATTTTGTAATAATACTTTGCTAATATTTGTTTATGATCTCTTTCAAGAACAGGAAATAATGAATCAATGACATTTTCATTAAAATCTCTTATTATATTGTCATCCACAAACTTACTAGTCAACATATATAATAATTAACCAATATAAAATTTGATTTTTAATCATCAAAGACTTTAAGACAATACAGATTAGTTAATATCATGAGCACCAAATTAAGTAATGCTGATTATAAATTAGAAAAACGTATTAATGATATGTTTGACAGTTCATTCTATGATGATGATTTTATGAAAAGTATTGCATTAAAACCAGAAGTTGAGAAAAAAATAATAGATTATCAGATTTTACATGTTATGAACATTGTTACTTCTTTAAATAAACATAATATTGCAATTGATTCTTCATCAACAGGGACTGGAAAAACATATACAACAATTGCAGTATGTAAACAGTTGAATCTGAAACCATTTATCATTTGTCCAAAAAGTGTTATTGGCCAATGGAAGAACGTATGTAAACATTTTGATGTGGTTCCAGAACTGATTGTGAATTACGAAACATTAAAATCAAAAAAACAAACTGTCACAAAATATTTGACAATTAAAGATGATGAATACAAATGGAGTTTCAGAAATAATAACATCATATTGATTTTTGATGAAGTTCACAAATGTAAACATATTGATTCTCAAAATGCAAAATTATTATTATCTGCAAAAAATAAAGTAAAAATGTTATTGTTAAGTGCAACTTTATGTGACAAAAATGACGATTTTCTATTGTATGGATACATTTTAAATTTGTATTCAAAATTCAGATCTGGTAAACAATGGATTCAACAGAAGATTCGTGAATATGAACAGATGATTGGAAAAAAAAAGGGAAATGCATTGTCAAAATTTTTATATCCAGAATATGGTTCACAAATGTCAATTGCAGATATTAGTAATTATCCATTAAATAAGATCAGTGCTGAATGTTATGATTTAGATACAAAAATCCTTAAGAAAATTAACAATTATTATCAGGAATTAAAAGACAATAATGATAAAGATTGTGAATTAGGAATTAAAACCAAGCTGAGAATGAAAATAGAAAAATACAAATTACCAATAATATATGATTTAGCAATGAAATATCTTGAACAAAATAAGTCTGTTGTTATATTTGTCAATTTTGTTGAATCATTAAAAAAGTTAGAAGAAAAATTCGCTGATGTTAAATATTCAAAATTGTGTGGAGATCAAAAACAGAAGCAGAGAGATGATGCCATAAATAAATTTCAAGAAAATAAAGTAAGACTGATGTTATCAATGATTCAAGTTGGTGGTGCATCTATAAGTTTGCATGATGTTGATGGGAATTTTCCACGTGTGTCAATCATATCTCCATCATTTTCGAGTATTGAATTGATCCAGACCCTTGGCCGTGTTTGTAGAAGTGGAAGCAGTTCGCCTTGTTTACAAAGAATTGTATTTTGTTCTGACACTTATGAAGAACAAATATGTAAAGTAATAAATGACAAAATAAATTTTATAAATAATTTGACTGATGATGATCTGGAGGTAAAAAGAATATAAATTTATTTTAGACCTATAGGTATAAAATAATTTTTTATGCTTTTTAGTGCCTAGAAGTTTTAATGTTTATCAATAAATTGTTTCATCAGTTCTAATGTGCGACCATTTTTATCTTTATAGAAATAAAACTCATTTTTAGGTGTATATAGCAATATTGTTGGAAATCCTTCTACTTTAAAATTTTCTATAATATTTCTGTCTTTGTCACTTCTTGCAACATCAAATTCTAGGAAATTGACTTTTTTATCATATATTTTTTGTAATTCTTGCCAGATCGGCTCAAACTTTATACAATGTCCACATGTTTTCATTTTGAACAAGAATAATGTCTTATTTTTTGGATTTATGTGTTTTTTGGAACTGTCACTTGTGTTGGCATTCAAATAAATCATATACATTTCCTTTAACATTCCAAGAAGTTCAGATATTAATATTTTTATTTTTACTTTATCTTCATTATCACCTTTCTTTTTTTTTACCATTTTATATAATTCAACAAGGGCATAAAGTGTGTCTTCCATCATATTCATATTATTTTTTGCTAATGCGTCGTCAAAAATTTTAGATAAGACAGATAATTCAATGGTTTCATCATAAAAATCTCTCGTTTTGAATGACATATGTGTAATATATAATTTACATATATATTATATATTTATGAATGATTCTGATAATAATCTTATAAGCGAACCGGAAACCAATATTAATAAATTATTAATATCAAATCCTAAAAAATATCCCAAAAGTTCTAAAGGAAACCAATGTATAGGAAAATGTTATCCAGCAGGAACAAAAATAGTACATCCAATAACATTAGAATTTGTTACAAACACTAATTATCCCTTCTGTCCAGTAAATAATGAAGATTCTCCAATTGAACCATGTATGATACCAGTTAACAAAAATCAAATTAGTGATAAAGATTTAGAATATGAAACCATTGTTCCAAATTTAAATTTTGACATTGAGAAATTCATAAAAATTTATTATAAGATATTCACTTTTGAAGAAATGATACAGTGGTTAGAAGTGAATAAATATAAATCATTACAAACAAAATTAAGAGTTTTAAATATGGCATTGTCTTGCTATGGAAATACTATTGATATTATTGATAGTAGACTTGCTGAATTTATTATTGAGATTATTAAAAAGAAATATTTATTAACGATGTATTACAAATTATATGGTTATATAAATGTGACAGATGATAAAGTCCATTTTTCTGATGTTATATCTAATAAATTAGATATTGAAGAAAGAATGAAAGAACGTATTCAGTACATGTTGACATTTGTAACAACAGAAGAAATAACAAAATTTACAATTAAATATATCAGAAATAGAAAAACAGAATTAGAGAATATAATTGATAATGTTGATGCAATGATAACAGATTTTATAATTTATTTTGAAAATAAAATAAGAACCACATTAAAAATATAATATTTTGATATAATATAGAATGTTTAAAATAAAAACACCTGTCATAGTCGAGTCTCCTTTGAGCTTCAGCATGTCACCTGTCACGGTATCATCACCAGTCGCAGTTGCATCTCCAGTATACATAAAAGGCCCTCCGGACTCTGTTCAACAACCTATTCCCGCACTTGCTTTGTCTACAAGTTTCCCCCTTGTCAGTCTAAAACTAAATCCAACTTTATATGTCGATGTTGATACAGGTCTTAATGATAATTACATGATTCAAAAAGATGTTACAGAATATATAAGATATAAAACATTGGATAAATGGTTATATGATGATATGAAATATTTGCTGAAGTATCTCGTGGTTGATGATGGAAAAGTAAGAGTTGTTAGAAGTTCAAAAGAAAAAGATGATAATAAAATTTCATCGGATAGCACCTCTGATTTGGAAAAAAAATCAGACTACATTGGTGAAAATATTTTGACTAAAGATAAAACAAGAGATGTCTTAATCAGAATTTTAAGACAGTTCAATGTAAAATGGTTTGATTTGCCACATAAAGAAAGCTTGGTCAGAGATATGATTGAAAGATATCTTAAACATAAACTCAAAAAACAATTGGCAGATAGAGATTAATTTTCTCTTTGTCTTTTTGCAGGTTTGTCATTTACTGTATTTTTTCTTTTAATTGTATGATCCACAATATTGTCATAAATGTATTGGATTTTCGCTTTTTGATTTCCATTTTTGTAATAACTTTTCCATATGCCATTTGGTACTCCATTTAAGAAAGTACCTTGTTCAGATATATTTCCATTTTCATAATATGATGTATAACTACCATTAAATACATTGCCGACCATATTTGCATATCTGTCAACGTTTCCATTTTTATAATAGTGTATGTATTTTCCATTTTTTTCATTGTGTTTCCAATCAATTTCGACCTGAACACCGCCATCACTGAAATATGTAATCTCTTTTCCGTGCCTGTTGCCATTGTTAAAATTTATTTCACAAGTAATGCCTCCATGATGAATGTCATAAAATACATCCTTTCCATGTTGTTTTCCGTTTTTCCAATTTGTTTCCCTTTTTTCCAATTTGTTTCCCTTTTTTTTAAACCATTGTCATCATACTTTATAATAGATCCAGTGTATTTATTATTATCAACAAGTGGGCAAAACGAAAAATAATAAGCAGGATCTAGCGTTTTGAAATAATGAATACCTTTTGCACAAATTCTATCTAAATTTTTGTCAAAATCTGGTTCTTCAACAATTTTATTAAGTTTATATTCAATAGATTTATCATAAATATAATTATTTACACATTTTAATGATTCTAATGTAACAATATCAACAATCTTTATTACTTTTAATTTGTCCGCTCTAAATTTAGCAAATAATGGATTATATATACCTTTTCTTGATTCATTTGTAATGGTATCTTTTAATTTTTTAAGTGCAACAATAGAGTCTTTACATTTTTTATAGACAATCGATTCGTCATTCTCATATTCTTCGAATAGTTTACGCAATTGTTCTAATGTATGTGACATTTTTGATGTCAAAATTTAAGATACTTGTATATTGTGTTTAATATTCAATTTTTTATTTTTAACTCATGTGTTGATTGACATATAAGTTAAAAGATGGTAAAAAAATCATGTTAGGAATTCAGCCAACAGATTATTTAATTTAGCCAGTTCTTCACTTTTATAATCATTCGTATATGGATTTGTTGAGATGTCTGTGTCTAATTGATTAAAACATATTAAGACAGGATTGAGTGGAAGTGGTTTGTTGAATGTCGTCTCAAGTGAACGTTTCAATTTGTCAAAATTATACCATTCAGTATTGACCATATGAAATAATAATTTTAATAAATTGTATTTATATCTAATTTTTTCATATTTATAAGAACCATTGTTGACAGTGTCTGTTATTATTGGAAATAGCAGTTCTTTTATTTTAACAACAACTTCTTTTGTAAATTTAAATTCATCTAAATCATCATCACCTCTATTAGTTAATTTTGTATCAGTCATCCATTTTCTCGATGTTTCATATTCTTCATAAAGATCACAAGATCTTGTTGAATAACATAAATATTTTGAACATAGTGTGTTATAATCTGCACCAACAGAACTATTTATAGTTCTTATAAAATTAATACATTCATCTCTAATTTCATTTGTCACGAAATTGATGTAACATCTTAGTTGTTTTTGGGTAGACAATTGTTTGTCTTCAGACAATTTTATTTTCAATTGAGATGATTGAAACTCGTCCATTTTGTGATAATATGCTTCAAGATAATCTCTCAATTGACTATCTTTTTTAAATTTGGATTTTTTAATGGTTCGTTTTGTTTTTTCAATCGGCTTGTCTATTTGAAGTTGACCACCAAGCTCACCAAGATTCCATTCTTTCATAAATTCAACCATATTTTTTGTCGACATTGATTTATTACATTGAGAACATATTGGCCTTAGATTGTCAACACTTATTGCTCCTCCGTTGGCATCACTTATGATATGTCCACATTCAAAATTATGTTGCGTTATTGTTGCATGTTTGCAACACATGCAAGTTGTGCATCCAGTTGCATTTCCAATATATTTGTCCCACACAAGTATTTTTACTGTTTTTGGTATTGTTTTCCTCTTAGGTTTTTTAGATGAACTTTTGTCTGTTGATTCTTCTGTTTTAGTTTCGGTTGTCTTGGGTTTTGTTGTCTTTCGTTTTGGCTTTGGCTTTTCGATTTCGGTTGTGTCATCAATTATTTTAGGTTTTGCTGTCTTTCTTTTTGACTTTTCGATTTCGGTTGTGTCATCAATTATTTTAGGTTTTGCTGTCTTTCTTTTTGGCTTTTCGATTTCGGTTGTGTCATCAATTATTTTAGGTTTTGCTGTCTTTCTTTTTGGCTTTTCGATTTCGGTTGTGTCATCAGTTGTTTTAGGTTTTGCTGTTTTTCTTTTTGGCTTTTTTTCCTTGTCAACCATGACATAGGTCTCTGTCTGATGTATTTTTGTGACCTGTTTAATTTCATTACGAATGATATTTGCAAAAAGCGACATTTCATCATCTCCAGTTACTTTATATTCATTTGTATTATATACATGTCTAAATCCAAAATCTTCGTCAGTCCAATGACAAGTTCTTGGACGAAATTGTGGTGTTTTAATTGAATTTATATATAGTGATTTAAAGTTAATCTTATCTACTTCTTCATAAAATTTATTTATTTTATTTAAATCAAAATTGCTTCTCCAATGTTTTCTCAGAAGTCTAAAATATAAATTTATGTAAAATATCAAACCATATACAGTTTTTGGAATATGTTCGCAATTGTCGTAAGATAACATTATGTCCTTCAAATATTCCTTAAATATAGTCATATCAAGCATTTTTGAAAATATTATGATGTACTCGTCTCTCATTCTTTGATTCCAATATGTGTCTTCTGTGCTTGGTTTGTTAGTTATAAAATTTCGCATGGGAACTGCAAATGATTTTAATCGATACTCTTTGATATTCTGACACATTTGATTAATATCGTTGTGCGACAATATTGCTGCTTCCTTTTCTCTTAACAAATCGAATATTTCCATTTCAGGATGTAAATCATCTGTTGTATTTAATTCCTTGACATATTGGTCAATAAGTTTAATAAATATATTATTGATATCTTCATTTGACATATTCATTTGTGATAAATAAAGATATGGCTTTAATATATTGACTGATAATTTCAATTTTTCATCTTAACCATACTTCTATCTCTTCATCTTCTATTCCGATGTCTTTTAGTTTTGCTCTACAAATTTCTCTTAATTCATCACTCATCTCTTGTCCATCTAAAGTCGACAGAATAATTGCACTAATTCTTTCATTATTTGAGATCGTAATTTGAATATCTTCATAAAACCCATTAAGGACATTTAAAAGTCTCGTTATTCTGCCAGTAAAACATTTACACTCTGATTCCATCATTTCTTCATCTAAACGTCTCATTAATTCTTCTTTATGTTCACTATTCGAAATCCTTCCAAAAACCTTTACAAATACGTCATAAAACGTCAATAAAAGAGTCGAGTGATAATCTTCATCATCTAAATAAGATAGTAAAGAAGAAATGCATTTTAAATTGTATGGCAAGATGGTTTCAATAATGAATTCTTTTTTACAAGTGAAAGGGTCTTTCATGAGATTGTATATTGATTTTTTTACAGACTCTTGAATGCTTGATGAATGAACATTTTGGGAATCAGAAAAAAGACCATGATTGTTGTAGTTATACATTCTATTGATGAAACGTTGGATTCTGATGTCTATTGTAATATCTCTGTTGTGTGCATAAGCTAATCCCCGCAATCTTTTGCAATTCAAAATTGATAATGGCAGAGATTTTAATTTATTATAATCTAAACACAAATTTCGCAGATTTGTCAATCTGCCAAATGTATTTTCTTTTATTTCTTTTAATCTATTGCAACCCAGATTCAAAGTTTGCAAATTTGTCAATCTACAAAATGTATTTTCTTTTATTTCTGTCAACTTATTTCCATACAGATCCAATGTATGTAAATTTATCAATCTACTAAATGTATTTTCTTTTATTTCTGTTAATTCATTAAAATATAAATGCAATTTTTGCAAATTTGTCATTTTATCAAATGTATTTTGTTTTATTTCTGTCAATTGATTTCCATTTAAATATAAATATTGCAAATTTGTCAATTTATCAAATGTATTTTCTTTTATTTCTGTCAATTCATTATCGTATAAATGCAATTGTGTCAAATTTGTCAATCTATCAAATATATTTTCTTTTATTTCTGTTAATTTATTGTGTTCTAAATGCAATTCTTGTAAATTTGTCAATTGGTTAAATGTATTTTCTTTAATTTCTGTCAATTCATTATAATTAAAATCCAAAGTTTTCAAATTTGTCAATTGATCAAATGTATTTTCTTTTATTTCTGTTAATTTATTGCATTCTAAATGCAATTCTTGTAAATTTGTCAATTGGTCAAATGTATTTTCTTTTATTTCTGTTAATTTATTTCCATATAAATACAAATCTTGCAAATTTATCAAACTATTAAATGTATTTGTTTTTATTTTTGTTAATTTATTTCCATTTAAATACAAATCTTGCAAATTTGTCAATTGGCCAAATGTTTTTTCTTTTATTTCTGTTAAGTGATTATATCCTAAATCCAAAATTTGTAAATTTATCAAACTATTAAATGTATTTGTTTTTATTTTTGTTAATTTATTCCTACTTAAATTTAAAGTTTGCAAATTCGTCAATTTATTAAATGTATTTTCTTTTATTTCTGTTAATTGATTACTTCCCAAAATCAAACATTGCAAATTCGTCAATCTATCGAAAATGTTTTCTTTTATTTCTGTTAAGTGATTACATCCTAAATCCAAATTTTGCAAATTTATCAATTTGTCAAATGTATTTTCTTTTATTTCTTTCAATTGATTTGTATTTAAATCTAACAATTCTAATTTTACCAAATATTTAATATTTGTTGGTATTTTTCTTTTTTTTCTATATGACAAATCAAGTTCAGTGATATCTCTGTCATAATATTCGCCACAAATCTCTATTTTGTTGTCCATTTTATAGTTGTCCTACTGTTATTATATAAATAAACATATGCTGTTATAAAATCAATTTTTTATTTTTAACTTATGTGTCTATTGATGCATAAGTTAAAAATAAAAAAGTATAAAAATCCGCTTAGAATTTTTCATCTTAACCATACTTCTATCTCTTCATCTTCTATTCCAATGTCTTTCAGTTTTGCTCTACAAATTTCTCTTAATTCATCACTCATCTCTTGTCCATCTAAAGTCGATAGGATAATTGCACTAATTCTTTCATTATTTGAGATCGTAATTTGAATATCTTCATAAAACCCATTAAGAACATTCAAAAGTCTCGTTATTCTGCCAGTAAAACATTTACACTCTGATTCCATCATTTCTTCATCTAAACGTCTCATTAATTCTTCTTTATGTGGACTGTTCGAGATCCTTCCAAAAACCTTTACAAATACCTCATAAAACGTCAATAAAAGAGTCGAGTGATAATCTTTATCATCTAAATAAGATAGTAAAGAAGGAATGCATTTTAAATTGTATGGCAAGATGGTTTCAATAATGAATTCTTTTTCACAAGTAAAAGGGTCTTTCATCAGATTATCTATTGATTTCTTTACAGACTCTTGAATGCTTGATGAATGGATATTTTGAGAATCATTAAAAAGACCATGATTGTTGTAGTTATACATTCTATCAATAAATCGTTGGATTCTAATGTCTATTGTAATATCTTCATTATTGTCGTAAATTAATCCACGTAATCTTCTGCAATTTAATATCGACAATGGAAGAGTTTTTAAATTATTGTGATCTAAATACAAATATTCCAAATTTGTCAATCCATCAAATGTATTTTCTTTTATTTCTGTTAATTTATTCTCAGAAAGATCCAAATATTTTAAATTTATTAGTCCATTAAAAGAATTTTCTTCTATTTCCATTAATCTATTTCCACATATAATTAAATCTTTCAAATTTGTTAATCCATTAAAAGAATTTTCATTTATTTTAGTTAGGAGATTGCCATTTAGATATAAAAATCTTAATTTTATCAAATATTTAATATTTGTTGGTATTTCTGTTAAATTTATACGCCATAGAGAGAGTTGAGTTATGTCTTTATCATAATATTTGCCACAAATCTCTATTTGATTATCCAT